GATGAGTACCTTCGCGCCCACCACCATCTCGGCGTCAATCAGGTGCTTCGGAACGCTCACCACCTTGCCATCAACGACCAGAAATAAAATCTCCTCCGCAGTCCCCGTTCCGAGTTTGGCGTTGGTGATCTCACCGCTGATCTCTGTCACTCCCTTAACATCCTGCTTCCCCTGGGAGGCCACCTGCTGCGTCTGCTGGCCCTTCGTGGACTCTTTGCTGGGGTCATAAGACGGGCCACGAGCGTTGGCACCTTCCGGTGGGCCGAATTGCTGCGTTGTTTCCGCCTTCCCCGTCTGCACTGGAGGCTTCTTCTCGTCCGTGCTCTTCGGCATCTGCACCTGCGGCTTTCCCATCACGGAATTGGGAGTCACGCCCGGAGTCTCGTTGTCAGCTTGCCCCATCTCCTCGTTCGTGTACATGCCACTCAACTCATCCGGGAATGCCTTGCGGAGAGCTAAACTTTCCGCGACTTTCCCTAACATTAGATAGGGCATACGTTTCCACATTGGATTCGGCTTCAGTTCGCCGGTCTGCTTGTCCTTGTAGGTCTGAACGTACTCTCCCCAACGCGCCGTCGCCCGGTAGGGAACCTTTTCATCGCCGCGGCCGTAGCGGTAGACGGTGATCTTCGACCAGTTCGGATGTTCCTCAACTTCAGAGTCATACTCAGGATCGTCAATGCCGGCCAAGTCTCCTGTTCGGCTTGCGATCGCGCGGTAGCCGTCCACGCCTGTTTGGATGCTGATCTTCTCTTTCCCTAGCGAACTATCCCACCGCTTCACCACATGAATCTGCCCAGTGAACGGGTCCAGCCGCTTGAGCTTCGCCACCTGCAAGAAAAACGCCAATTCGTTTTGGTCGCAGCCCTTTGCGACCGTCTCAGCTAAGAGCTTGATTTGCTCTGTGGAATACTCCGGCGCCGGCATCGCCAGCCGGTTTTCCCTTTGCGTTGTTACCAATGATGCTGTTCCCATAACCCCTCCTCTACCTCTCCTTGATGAAATCTGCCCTGTTGAGTAACACTGCGAGTTTCAATATAGCACGTTCCGTGGGATGCACAATACCCCTCTCCCAGCGGCTCAGGCTGCTCTTATTCCCTCCGATATTGGCCGCCACGTCTTCCATGCTCATCCCCGCCTCGATCCTCGCGGTCGTCAACTTCGCTCCGTCTACTGTGAACTGTGTCTTCATCCCTACTCCAGAGGCCCAGACAGCATCCGCGATGTGAATTGCCAAAGGCTCTTCTCTGCCTCAAAATCAGAACTCTTGAGCGCCTTCCACCATGCCTTCGACGCTGGGTTCCACCTGAAAGAGAAATCCTTCGCCTTCTGGTTGTTGTTGAAGTCAACCATCGCCTGAACGTAAACCGTAGGCTCCTGCGCTCGTGCAATGATGCTGTCTAGGTCGTAGTTCTTCGCAATCTTGAACATCGTCATAACATCAAATAAAGATCTGTGACGGAAGGGATTGCAAAATCCAAACTCACTCGCCAGATGATTCAGGTTGCGAGTCGTAATCTCCGGCGGGTACTTCACATCCGAACTCAAGTCAAGCCAGAATATACCCGAAGGCTCCACTTTCAACCTCGCGCAAGCCGCCAAATAAAACGGTTGGTCGAACCTGGAACCGTTGAACGCGGCCGCATAGTCCGCGTAGCTCATCAGGTCATGCAGTTCCGCGAACGCCACCTTCTCCGACTTCCCGTACAGGTCCACCATCTCGTCGGTGATATCAGTGAGCTTCGTTATCTCCTCCGGTATCGGGCGCCCTGGGTTGACCAATGTGGACATAACCTTCAACGGGGTCTGAGTATCCCAATCAACAAGCGCCCCGCCAATTTCCGTGATCCGATCATCCGTGGCCGACAATCCTGTGGTCTCCAGATCGATCCCAACGACTAACTTCCCCATCGCACTCTCCTCTTACTCCGAATTTTGGACTTACTTCACAGGCGGTAATGTGAAGTGTATCAACTTCGTGTTGCCTTGAAAGTCTGCCGCGTATGCGTGAGCGTGCCCCAGGAACTTCACCACCAACTCGTCCACGATCTCCCGCGTCCGCCCGTAGTCCGTGCGAAGCTGCTTCAACTCGGCCCGGAGTTCCTTGATAGACTCCTCCAAAACAAGTATCTTCTTCGTCTGCTCGATGTCCGTCAACCATATCTCAGGCATCTTCACCCTCCTCTTCGCCGTCCATCTCGATTGTCGCGCCAGCAAGTACATCCACGTAACGCGATCCGCCTTGGCAATGACGTGGACTCTGCTCTCTTGTAACAGCCCAATCCACCACCTCCACGTCCGCCTTGTCCTTCAGCAGTGCAGCAAGTTCAGGAGCACTCAGAAATTTGCGAATCTTACTCATCGTCTTCCTCCCCCTCCACGAATCTCTCCCCACAATCATTGCAGAGATACTCGTCCCCATCTTCCGTTGAATCGAGGTACTCCAGATCGTCGCTACCGCACTCAGGACAGGCTGCGTAAAGCTGATCTATGTCCAGGTCGTCGTCGTCCTCTTCAAGATCATCTTCAAACTCGTCCTCGTCGCTGTCTTCTTCAGGTTCGTATGCTTCCCAAAGCCCCATATAACGACTCCTTCCCGATCCCCGTCAACCGCCAGTACATACCGCAAGTGTTCATTTCCTGCAACCTGTTCCCAAATTTTTCGGTCGTCACCATCCTCGGCTCCGGCCACTCAAACCTCCACACCTGAATCAGAACTCCCCGCGGTGGAATATGATACCGCCAGCACGTCCATCCTTCGATGCAACGGCGCAATGCCCAGGCCGTCTCGAAGCCGTCGTCATCTGGAGGGTTCCTCTTCTCCTGCTCACGAGCCGCCCACTGCGCCCTACGAAGGTGCTGCTCCTCCGTAGCAAAGGGATGGAAGAGTCCCCACAGAACAGCCCTCCAATACCAGTAAAGCTCTGTCCACATGGGTTACTCCTTCGGGTCGTTGATCGTGTACGGTTTGTCGTCCGTACTTCCAATGGTGGAAAGTAGGGTCACGTTCGGGTTCTTGGGAATGGGTTGCTTGAACCCCGTGAACTGCGCCTGCACTGGAGCGGTTGCCCTCACCAAAGCATCGAAGTTCCGAGCGACCATGACCGACAAAATTTCCGTCGCCCCGCCCTGGCGCATATCCGCCGCCGCCAGTTCGTCCAACACCTTCGCCCGCTCCTCAGTCAATGTCACCATCACACGCCTGTAGCCTGCTCGTTTTCTCACGATCCGCTTCGCCGGTACTGCCTTCACTTCTGCCATCTTTCCCTGCTCTCTTGCCTCTGCGGAGGCCGGTTATGCGTTTTTGTGGGCGTCCCATCCCCCACCCTCGTAATCAATATCCTCTCCACCAGACCCACCAGCCAGGACTCGCGCAAACTGCCCCGTCCTCGCCTCCTGCGCCGTCGCCTTGCAAGACTTCGAGCAGAACCGCGCCCAACCCCTCTTCACATCAGCAGAACGAGCCTTGAAAGGCATCCCGCACTTCTTGTTCTCGCACTTGCGGTCTACCTGCATCCCGCCCTCCTATTTCCTCTGGAACTTAACTTCGGTCGTAACCAACTTGTCAAACCCAAACAGGCCAGCCACGCGCTCGCTCACGTCCCTTTGATCCGCAAGAATGTCCGAAAGGTAAGCCGCACTCAAGCCATACTCCTTGGCTGTCCGACGCAAGGAACTGGCCTTCGTCTTCTCGCGGATTTCTTCCCGAACTTCGTTTTCTGTCAGGTACGTTTTTCCCATGAACAAAACTGTAAGCTAAGTTGCGAACGTTTGTCAACCCCCATCTGAGATATTATTTTCACATGAAGCGCATCCGAGTTCTAACCCCACCCCCGCTCGTCAAAGAAGCCCCTTCCAAACCAAAGGTGAAGCTGACCAAGGCCGACCCTAACTTCTTTCGCAAGCTCGGCGAGGTGTCCGCCGCCAAGCGCAACCTGCCTTCGGATACCTTCAGCGCAATGGCTTCAGCTTCCCATCCTCGGAGGAACCTCCATGTCAAACCATGAACCCCAGCAATGGCTCTCCCTCTCTGGTATCTGCGATAAGCTCCGGCTCTCCCCGTATCAAGTCAAAACTCTTGCCAAGAAGGGGTGCCTCGCCATCATCAAAGGGAAGATGCGGGTTGCTGATCGGTTCTTGGACCCTACTCCCGAATATGCCGAACAGCTTCGCCTGGGCGCCATCATCCACCAAAGACACTTTCCCATCCCCGCCGGCCTCTCCGAGAAAGCCCTCCTCACCCGCGCTGAGTGCGCTGAACTCCTCAACATGAAATTGAAGACGTTGGACGACTACGTGAAGAAGAACTTCTTCCCTCCCGCTATCCGAGTAGATAGGAGTCATTTCCTGTACTCCCCCGTGATGGTCAGAAAGATTATGCTGCAACGGCGATCCGGTGAACGGTATTGGAAGGATAAAGAACCGCTCAGTTCCAAACTCGCTCCGTTCCTGATTCCTGAACTCGTGGAGTTATTCCGGTCCCGCCTGTCGGAAGAGGTCTCCAGCATCCCCACAGATAAAGAGTTCCTCGCAGACGAATCCCTCCAGAAGCGGCTTTCAAAGATCGTCACTCAATCACAGAAATCCGACTTCGCTCAGAAGGTAAAACTAGCACAGCAAATAGTCCAAATTTTGGGGCGAGGAAAAGGCCCACTGAACTAGCTGGGCCTTGCCTTCATCTCGCAGGTGTCAGGTTAGAAGATCTCATCATTCTTCGGTCCATCAACAGGGTTATCTGGTGAATCCAAGGACGGTGGGGCAACAACCTCTTCAAAACTCCGCACATCGTTGACGCTGGCCGTGTGGACAAGACGACCGTTCTCAGCAATCAAAAGGTCGATTTGGTTATCAGATTGAACCAGATAGTGATGACCCTGCCGGTAAATCACACCACAATTACTATCCTTCTCGATACGCAGCCAAATGGCTCGAACCCACCCATCGCCGAGCGGAGCACCTGATTGTTCGCTGTTGGTTCTTGACATTACTTCTCTCATACATCCTCCTCGTTTGAATTAAGTGAGCGGACCACTGCAACGGCTAACCTTTCGGCGAGTTCTGCACGTCTGGGTAGTCTTAGCTTTCCCATACCGCCAGTGAATTATGCGCCTCCGCTCACGTACATCATACTACGGAACCTGCCACTTCCCGGTCTTCTTCTTAGGAGTAGCCCCTACACCCTCCGGTTGCGGAACGAGGAGATCGTTATGCCTTCTCCGTCAACTTAGCTACTTGAAAAATGTCGCCCACATTTGTCCCGTCGTACTCGTCTTTGGAGATGTGGAGTTTGTTGCCGACTCGATTGTGGTCAACCTCAACATAATACTCAGAAACAACTTCCCCTTTGTTTTTCTGGATCTCGCTTCTCCATATCCCAACAACCTTGTGCTCGGAAATAATTCTCATACCTACCGGCAGTCCACGTTTGATCGTTCTTTCTGTTTGTTCCATGTTCATACTCCCTTCTTGTTACACGGTTAGTCGTACTCTCCCATTCTCCACTTCATCTTAAACCCGTAGACGATTCGCCTCTGAGCGGCAAGAGTCTTGCAGAACTTCACCGCAGATGATGTCCCTCCACGTGAGTTGTCCCAAGTCGCCATAATCCTCCAGATCTTCCCGCCCCCGTGATCCACTTTCTCTTTGGTTATCCTGATTCCCATGCTTCCTCCTCACTCCAGGTTTTGACTATCGGCCCATTCTTCCTTCTTCGAATCCCTTTTGAATGATACCCAAGACTTCCCTCTTGGCGGCTGCCATGTCATCCCCGGCCTTTAGGAGAGATTCCGTCATCACGGTGAAGTGGTCCCCAAACATCGACTGCTCCCATGTCTCCTTGTGTTGATGCTTGTCGAAAAAGGCGTCGAGGCTTCCCTTCACATCATCCCGCGTCGTGTACCATCCGGTCGGTGGCGGATAATACTTTGCGACATATTCCCGACAGTCGTCCAAAGGAATCTCGGCGTCCCACATACAATGCAGACACACCATGTACATCCGACTGTTTGCCATCCCCATTACCTCCTCGTCTCCTGTTTGGAGATACTCGCAGTATACACCCTCTTACGGAACCTGTCACTTCCCGGTCTTCTTCTTAGGAGACACCAACTCCTCAATATAAGGCTAGGGCTCCATACACGTATCCACAAAGAACTTCCAGACCTTAATGAACTTCCGTTCGTTGTCCTGTAATTCCTTGAGACATGACGCACATGGTCTAATGGATTTTACCCCCACATCTGGGACAGGAACGGCATTGAATAAAACTTGCCCAAACTCCCCGTTCGGGTATGTTGCAAGCCCTTTGCTGGTGAAGGTTCCTCCACACTCTCCGTGACACACTACGTTACCGAAATTCATTTGAATTTTTCTATCTTTCATACGCCTTCTCCTCTTGTAGCGCGTTGACCCTCCAGGATTAAAACTCTCCCAAGCTCACGTTCAACCTCCTCGCTCCACTGATCTTCTGGCATCAAATAGTCCCACCACACCAGAAGGTTCCCGACGGGGTAGACATTGAACCCAGCCTTCGCTCGGGCGCTCTCCTCGCCATAAAACCTCAAATGAGGCGGCAGCGCGTTCCACGTTTCGTTCCACTGTTTCTGCGTTAGTGCGATATGCTTCAAAGCCATACGCTTCATCCTCCTCATCTCCTGTTTGGAGATACTCGAAGTATACACCAACTTACTTATACCAACGCTCCGGCGCAGCTTGCATACCTTTTTTCTTTTTCGGCGCAAGTTCCTCTTCCGTAAGCGGCTCCTGGCGCAACAGCGACAACGTGTCCCTGGTCATGCGTAACACATTCTTCCCGGTTCTCGGCCAGAACGATCCCGGCTTGCCCTTCAACTGCCGCTCTCGACTGATGGCTAACGCATAGATTTCCTCCGCAGTGAGCTTCATCGGATGCAGCACCGTGTCTGTCCACATCGGCCCGATAGTCCCCTCTGCTTCATCCTCAAGGAGATACGTTCCCATGTCCTTCGCTTTATCTAGGCTCGGCTTGTCGTCGATCGCTAGATTTAGGAAAGCGTCTGCATACCGCTTCGTTCTTTCCAAAGCCCACTGAGCGCAAATGCCGTCAATGTAGATCTTCAGGAACGTCGCCGCAGGATGCTCCTCCATCCCGTCAAATTGCGATAGGTATTTGTCCCACGAATCCTCTGTGTGCTGCTTGCCCATCCCCCACTGTGCGACACGGTGAACCCCGCCCTTCGCCGCGGCTGAAGTTCCCTGCAATATCTGCCCCATAATCGGAGAAACAAGCGCCACGTATGCCAAAGGTCTAAGGTTTCCGTAAACCATCACCTCGTCCCACAGATGCTCTCGAAGCACGTTGTACGCCTTCGTGGAGAATGACCCAAGAGACCACGCTGCCCTGGCCGCTATCGCAAAATTCTTGTCAAGTGTTGTCAGTCCCTCTCCAGATACCCTCTTTCTTGACAGTGCAGGCATCTGCATAGGGTTCTCAGAGAACATCGACTCATCTGTGAACGCAACCTGGGCTAGTTTGTAATCCTCCTCATTCCACTTCCCGGTCCTAACAGCCTCATCAATCGCGTGATCTCCAATGAGGAAGCTGTTCTTGATAAGACGCCGCGCTCTCTCCGCGGTATTGCCACCTTTCTTCAGGTCTCCCATAGCGTACAGGTCAAGATAAGACTTCGCCGCCCTGCCGGAAATCATCCTTCCCATGTTGTACATATACTCAAATCCGGTCCACTTAAAAAGCGCGTGTTGACTGCGAGTTTCCGGCATTGCCATAACAGCCGGATCAATCCCGTGCATCACTATGCCGTTGAAGTAACTGTACTCCTTCACGTTTTTCCAGTTTGCCGCCAAATCCACTATCGCCCTTGCATACGGCATATAGTGGCCGGTCTTCGCCATAATCGCCGCCCCGTTGGCTATATGGAACGGCAACTTCGTAACCGAAAATGGGAACATCTTCGTCGCAGTCTCAGCAGCCGCCAAACGATTGTACGTCTTGCTCATGGGGCTATCCCAATTCTGCGGTGTGAACATATAGCCGAACATGCCCTCTACATCCGTCCGGGCCTGCTTGTTCGGGATCTTTGCAATCTCCTTCTTCAACTTCCCAAGGTCCGCTCCAAACTCTTTTTCGGTCGCCATCGACTTTGCGAACTGCCTGAAGTAACTGTCAAGCGCCTCATAGTCCTTCTTGATGAACGGGAAGTTGACTTCGTTCGTCCACTGGGTGTTGCCCTGCATAGGTGCCCTCAAACGATCACGTTTGATAAGGTCGTATGCTTTGTCATCCGTAATATCGGTCCTGCCCTCCTCTTTGAGTTTCTTGGCAATAAGTTCCTTGGCCTTCAGTTCGCTGAACGTCCCTCCCATAAGCTCCCTGAGAGTGTAGGTCTTATCTCCATCGGTGAACTTCAAGTCCCAGTCTGCAATACGCGGCATATAACTCGGATCGTCCATGAAGTCCTTCCACGACACAACCCGACCATCTGGGGTTATCACCGCAAGATTTCCCTCGGCTCCCATTTGGTGAATCTTCGCCATGAACTCTCTGAGTTTCCCTGCCGCCTTGTTGATCGCAGGGTCAGACACCGCTCTCTTGTTCATCACTACATCGAAGAGGTCACGCATCACCCGCTTGTCTGTGTGGTCAAGTTTTGCCTCCTGCATAATCTTTGTGAAGTCCGTTCGCAGGCCGGCAAGATGAACTTTTTGTCCCGCATACCACGCCCGCGTCTTTGTGACGAGAATCCTTCCGACAGGCTCAATGTGGTTCTTCTTGTAATGTGAAGCGAACTGTCTGTCCTGAGATTGCAGGTTGTTCTCTTGAGAACTGAGCAGACCCAGGGCGCCAGTGTACTTCTCGTCCTTCACTGGCTCTGGAGCAGGCTTGAATTTGTCATTCTTAGCCCGTTCCTCGTCCGTCATCCCAGATTCTTTTTCAAGCTCCTTCTCGCTCTTCATCCGGGTGTAACCGCCTGTAGCGTTGTCCTGCTCGAACCCCATGCCCTTCAGGTGCATCTGTACGGTGTCTCGCGCTACAGCTTCCTTGTCCACTCCCTCCGGCGCGGCCTTCGCCACTTCCTCGGCCCTCACAGCCGTCATGGTGATCTCTTCGTGGGGGATCTGAGGGTTCGCCGCCGCCTTGTCCGCCGCCGCGTTCACCGCCCGCCGGATGCGAATGTCCTCAATCGTCAAAGGTCTGTTCGGTGGCTCCCACCGCTTCGGCTTCTCCTGATAGAGCGTAGCCCAGTCACTTCCCTTCCCGCCGCCGGACATCTCTACCTGCATCCCCTTGTTCTTTGCCTCTTCCGCGTTCGGGAAGGTGATCGAACTCCAGTTGTCGAAGTTGACCTTGCGCTTGCTGCGGACTTGGAATCCTTGAGCATCGACTTTTATTTCGTTGCCTTGGTCGAACGCCATCATGTCCTGATGTTCGCGCATCTTCTCTTCGTCGGAGTAGTTCGACATGACCGAAGCCAATGAATCTCTATCTCCTAGAACCGCCGCGCTTAACGCCCTCATGCGAGGCCCAATCTTGGTTGACATAAGGCGAATATCCGGCTCTGAGTCTGTCGCAAGGAATACCGCCCTCGCGTTCGACTTCACGCCAAGCCGCCACGTCCTCGCCAATGATTGCTCAAGCAAGATACCAGAATACGGTGGTCCAAGGAATATCGACAACCGCGGTTTATCTCCGTCTTTGTCCTGCAAGTTTATCCCTATTCCTCCTGCGGCATAGGACGTGTACAGTATCTTCTTTTCTCCCTTCAAGAAAGCCTGTTTTGCCTCTTCGCGCTGTGCGTCGGTGTTTCCTACTCCACTGTAGTCGCCCATCTCGTCGCCAAACTCTGCGCGAAGTTGATCTGCAATGTTTACGAACTCCGGCATGATGCGCCCTATCTGCCCACCAGTCTCTTCATCAAGCAACCGATACGTTCCCGGCTCTTCTTTTGGTCCAACCGGCCGACGGAACAAGTCCTCCGATGTGGTCTCTGAGAATACCGCGACTTGCCAACCCTGCGCTCTCGCTCTCTTGATAAGTTGGATTGCTTCTGGCAGTCTCGACCTCTCAAGGTAGGCTTTCGTGTATGTCGCCTCAAAAGCAGATACTCTCTCGGAGAGTCCCTTCTTTCCTTGCTTCAATAACTCCCTCTTCATCACCGCTACACCTTGATGAATGCGGTCCAACTTCCGTTCCACCACGTCGGTTACAGGGACCACTCCAAAGTGAACAGAAAATCCATCATAGGAGATTTGCTGCGAGATGAACTGTCCACGCTCAACCATCTGCTCACGTAGTTTTGCCTGCTTCGCCGGGTCGAGCTTCGCAACGATCTTGTCGCCCACCTTCTCGTGAGCAAAGTTTTCTTTTATCCATCCCTCAAAACCGCCCTTCGGCCACAGGTTCAACTTCTCCGCATAGCCGTACTCGTTGGGAGAATGGAATGGAGTAGCTGAAACGTAAACTCCCTTTTTGGAGTTTTCCATCACAACCTTCAAAAGTTTGCCTTGCTGGTTTTCGTCTCTGTACCAGTTGCGTGCTGCTCCGGCTTCGTCAGCAATCACCAAGTCCCATGGAGTTTTCGAGTAGATGGAGTTGTTAAGCAACCGCTGATATGTTGCCCCGTAGACTCCCGGCTCTGGAGGCTTGTCGATGATGTCGGTTTCTACCTTCAGATCATAGCCGTTCTTCGCAACCTGCCTAACGGCATCGTCGCCATCTTCGAGTAGTCCCCGATTCATCGTAACGACAAGAATCTTCGCATCGGGGTTCCGAAGGATCGTCTCCTTCACCACACCCATCTCGGTCCAAGTCTTGCCTGAACCCGCCACGGAAGCGATCACAGCCCCGTCGCCCTGCTCCAATGCGGAGAGAACCGTCTGGACAATTTGCTTCTGACCTGCATACTTTAACGTCCGGGCAACTTCTGGAGAGAGCGTCACTGTCGGCGCAGGCATATTCTCCGGGAGTCCAGCCCTCTTCAGTCCGTCCCTCCATGCCTTCTCGTCGAACGCTTCACCCGCCATGATCCCTACCGGCGCCCCGCGCTCCGGTAATGGATTCAGCTTGACCGGCGCTACGTTTGCGAGGTTAACTGGTTGAGCATTTCCTCTTCCGGGTCCAGTTCGATCGGTGGCACCTCTGGCACCTGCATATCCAGGCATCCCCACGACGGGCGGTTTAGAAAGGCGTCCAACTCCGCTTTGCTTTCCATCCCCAAGAGGTCCATCAGGTACTCCTCGTAAGTCGGATACCCTCTCTCTTCCTGCGTCTGACGTTCTCCCTGCTGTGCCACGCTTCACCTCCGCTATTGCTTTTCTCGCTGCCTCCGGGTCGAGTCCAATTTTTGGGCTCTCTACCCCGTACTTGGCGCGAATCTCTGACTCTAACTTCTTAATCTGCGTTCTCACGAATTGCTGCATGAAAGGGGCTGAAGTCTTCTTGAGCAAATCTTCCAACTTCTCAATCTGAAGTTGCTCATTCCGCTTCGGAACCTCTTGGTAGAGGATGCTGTTTGGGATCTCCTTGGGCTTTTCTTTCGACCCCTTTTCAGGCAGACCCCAGTTAAAACGAATAGCAAACTTGCCGTCCGGTCCCTTCAGTTCCTCTACTCCCGATATTCCGCTGCCTTCCATAGTCGCCTGCACATAGGCGTGTGCGGCATTCTCTTCATCCGGGTACTCTAAAACAACTGTGTTATTAGTCTTCTCGTAGGCAACACGATCACCGTCAGACTCGACTATCGGCCACTCGCTTCCACGCGATATATGAGTGGGCGTCGGGCCTAGATCCTTGGCGATCTTAATAACCGGATGCAATGCCTCTTCAGGCTTGACCATGCCTTTCTTTTGCTTGGCCTCCGCTTTTCGGGCTTCCTTGACTTTCTCGTTCCAGTCGTCAGAAAGTTTATGGCCCTCCACACCATAAAGACTGTCGTAAAGCCCCTTCGCCTCCTCGCTGAGTTTGAATGGAGATAGAGGGTCGCCCGGAAGCCATTTCTTGTACGTTTCGACGAAGAGTTTCTTGATCTTCTTCAATATCTCTCGCGCTTCATAGGTGATATGGAAGTCGTGGAGGTTCTCGTCCCGATGGTATTTCTCTGACCCGTAAGACAACTTCTCCCGAAGACCATCCAATTCCTTTCCTTTGGGCATTAAAAGATTTCCCTGAGCATCGTACTTCTTGTCCCACTTGGGGAACTCCCACTTCTTGCCGTACTCGCGCTTAAACGCCGTAGGATCGATCTCGATAGTGTCTACCGCTTCCCAATCCTTCGCAGTCAGCATTGGAGATATTGCGTGGAACCACTCATGCCAGAATGTTGTGGCGTCTGCCGCTTCCATCACTCGCATCATCCCCGTCGCAAAGTCGTATTCTCCCCTTGCCCCCTTCTCCCCAGATTGAATGCCCCGGAACCCTATCTCTCTCAAGAGCCAAGCTAGAGCATCCTTTCTCTCATAACCTGTCGGGACATCATCCTGCAAATCCCACCACCCTTGAGCCATTATCCCTGCTGCATGAATAAATTCAGGGGCATTCTTCGCCGTGACATGGTTCGCGTAAAGAGCCTTCTCCAGTTCGTCGGGGGTGACGTAGCCCTTCTCTGCCTTGGACGCCGACAGGTCAACTTCTGGCTTCGGTGCTGGAGCCTCTGGAGGCTTGAATCCCTTCGGCGCCCGCGTCCCAAGAGAAAGAATATTCTCCGCTTCCTCTGGGGTCATTTTGTTGATCTGGTCTTGCTTCCACCCAAGCCCCTTCAGATCGAGTTCGTCACGCTTTGTGACAAACATTTTCTTCGATCCGCCCTCGACTGTTGTTTCCTTCGGCTTTTCTTCGAGCGTCTCTCCTTTCGCCATCGCTTCTAATCTGGAAATGGCAGAATCAACTTCTTCTTGCGTCGGATATTCGTCGATAGATTGTCCTTTTGAAGCTGCAATTTCCGCCTCGTATTCCGCCTTCTTACTCAACCTACTTAATGTCTCGTCATCAATGTCAAAACCTTGACCACTTACACGGCGGTCCTCAAGTTCCCTGCTAATCAATTCCTCAAAGCGGGAGATGTAGCCTGGTGGCGTAGTTTCTCTTCCAGATAAGTGTCTGCGGTTCTTGCCCTGCATCTTCTCCGCAAAACCTGGAACCTCTTTGACTTCTACAAAGTATTCGATCCCCTCTGGCGATCCTGCCGCAACTTCCTCGTGTGGCATTTCTCCTTTAGGCGCTTCTTGCGGCGTAATACGGAAATATCTTCCGCTTACCTTCGCTATGCCTTCAGGATCGCCTGTATGATCGACACTCGTTTTCCCAAGTAACTCGCCAACTCTCTGCTCGGCAGACTCGCTGCTTCTCGGGAGTTCTATATTCCCAAGGTCGTAAATCAACGTCAGTGCAGGTTCCCCTAATTTTTCAGATGTGATAGCCTGTACTGCGTTTACGATGGGAGCGGTTCCCCCTTTCGAGCTAGTCAGGTCGTCGGCATAACTATGAATCCTCTCTGGGATATTTTGAGCCTCACGCTTACCAAGTTTCTCTACTACATTTTTCTCTCCCGATTCAAACCTGCGATCCGCATCGGCCTCTTCAATATCCCAATCTGGAGTTCCGGGAACAAGCCCCATCTTTCTCAGTTTCGAGATTAAGGAATCTGTGAATTTGATGTATTCCTCACGCTCCTGTCTCGTCTCTTCCTTGCCCCCTGCTCTCCTTTCCGCTTTCTTATCCGGCCTGCGTGGCACTCCCTCCTCAACCAGCTTCGCAATCGAATCTCCCGCCTCCGGCTCGTTCCGCATCGCAGCGTCGAACTGGTCTTGAGTTAACTCCCACGGAAGAGACTTCAGATATTCCTGCATAGCATCATGGCCCTTCTTGCCACGAGCCTCTTCACTATTTACGCCACGCGAATCTTTCACGTCCTTCAGTTCGTCCTCGAAGGCTGCGTTGAACAAATCAGCAGGCGTATTCAGGCCATGCTCTGCCGGATCAAAGAAACCCTTCTGGATTCCCTCTCCAACCAGATAATCATTAAGAGCGTTTTTGAAGCGGGTCGTCTTTCGATCATGCAGCGACCTCCAGACAGCTTCCACCATCCTGTCCGGCTCCGGCAGTTGTGGGTCTTCAGAAAAGAAATCATGCTCAGCAAACGCCTTGTTCCACCGCGCCCTCGGCGAGTCTCCCGCGGCCTTCATTCTCTCCGTGACCGCCGTCGCCTGAATCGCCTGTTCGATGATTCCGGTGATGTCCTTGTCCGGCACGGCGCGAAGCCGGGTCATTGGGCCGATCGACTTCAACAGAGAATCGTAGGCCGTCGAGGTTCCCAACGTATCGAGCGTGGAAGGATTCTTCAGTACCGTAGCAAGCAGGGCTTTCTCTAACTTCTCCTTGCCGTTTGTACTCAAGAATTCATACTCTCCCTGTGCGTTCTTGTTAAACCAGTCTGCTTGATCCTCACCGCCGATCCCAAGTTCTTTACGCACTATGTTGGCAAAGAATTCAGGTCTGTTTGCCATTGCGTCTCGCGGCGTGTCGGCGCTGTTGAACTCATCGGCGATACGATCCAAAACTCCATTGCGCCCTACTGCCTCTTCAGCCCTTTGGGCCTCGTAGAGCATCCGTCCGTAAGTGATCGACTTCGCGTTCTCGTCAATGCCGTGCGATGCTTTCTTGTTGAACAGGTTTCCTAACTTAGTCGCCTTGGCTATAGTGCCAATAGGTTCATCCATCATCCTGACTGGGATGTAGATTTCATCTCCCTCCGGGTAAATCATCCCGTTCTTTTGGGCGTAATCGGCCATCTTCGCACGGAACTGAGCAAGAGCAACCTTGTCGTCTTGTATCAACTCCAGATACTTCATCATCCTCAACAGACGGCGATTCCCTCCCGCCACGTCGCCGCCACCATCGACAATGGCCGGTCCCCGCTCTGGGCCATGACCAGGATCGAGATAATGGTCAACGTCGTACCGAACAGGCTGAGCATCTGCCAAAACTTGCTGGCGTGTCGCTTCGTCCGGTGGAACGTCCTGCATCTGTTCCGGGTACTCAGGAACCCGCTCCAACATATTCCCGTTCCACCTAAAAGACGGGGTGAGTTGGCTCAACTTGACGAGTTCGCGGTGCATGGGGATCTTGCTGGCGTTCGTCTGGATATACCCTTCATGCCCGACTGCCCACGCCATCCGTGGGACTCGCTTCGAGGTGATCGGAGCTTTCTGAGGATAGTCTCCCGGACCTGCGGCACGACCCTGCGCTTCCGCCGTCTGCTTCGCCGCAGCCTCGGCTACCTTTCGCAACTCCTCGGCCTTCGCAACAGCCTTGTCGATCTCTTCGTCGGTCGCCTTTGGGGTAGGGTCAACCGCCGCCGCAATAGCTTCCACGGCTGCGTCGTTGACTTGTGCCTCACGGGCCTCTGCCTGCTTGACCTGCTCTTCAGCCTGCTCCTGCGTCCGTGGCGGTGGAGGTGGGTTCTCCGCCAATTCCTTGACTCTCTCTATCGCCTCATTCTGAGCAATGACGATCGAGGATTCAAACACAATGCGACGTGCGTCCTCTTGTGTGTACTGTGTACGGGCCGTAGATTGCACTTCACCGTTGCCGACTATTCTTCGCACGGTATCGCTCGGCTTGTCCTTGTCAAATGGGATTCTGGCTCCGCCCTCACCTTTGCGGAGATACAACTTCCCGTTCGCGTCACCCTCCACTACCCAAGGGAGTCCCATCTTGTCGGAGATAGTGTCTCCAACCCGCAGCCACTCGATCTTCCCTTTCAGAGTGTCCGGCTTGGCCTCCGATTCACGGAACAATCCAACGACCTGCGCTGGAGTCAGGCCGCTATTCTTCGCTATCCGCGCAATAATTCCCGGCCCCTTCGCGTGAGATTCAGGGTTCTCTATCTGGGAGCCAATGGCTTCGATCAGTGGATCATAACCTTCGTCTACGGTGCGATCCTCCTCCATCTCTGGAGTCGGACGCTCAACTGGAGGAGCGAATCCCTTCTTCCTGTTCGGAACTGGTTTCTCCGCCGGCAGTTCGCCTGCTTCCAGTAGCAACCCTTCGTTTTGCTGCGACAGTCTGACGGCCCTTTCAAGTTCATCTTTCTCGGCCTGTGAAAGATTGTCGAGCATCTGGGCGGCCGTGTGTTCCTTCGCCACCTCTACTCTCTGTTCCTCTAGGGGGCTACGACCAAAACCAACCTTCCCCGACATTGCAAGGTCGATCGCCTGTGCCGTGTATCGGCCATTCTTCATCAACGGAATCGGCGCAACCGCAAAACCGTCCGGCTGAAGCATCCCGTATTTGTCGAGTCTCCAGGTGACGCCCTTCTTGGAAACAATGTAGTCTCCAGATTTTCCTACGTAGTGCAGGTTGTTCTCGGCCTCCATCCGAAGAGTGGGACCAATGGTGTCGATAGCTGCTTCGATGTCTTCGGGATTCCAGCCGGCACTCTCCAGTTCGGAAAGGAAATCGTCCTCAAACTGCGCTATCGTCCGTCCATAAAGAAGCCCATACAATGCCCCTGCTCTGGCGGCCTCGATCTCCTGATATGTGGTGGACCTCCGCTCTTCCTCTTCCGACTTCTCTTCCGGCAGACCGGCTCCCTTCCGCGCCTGCTCCCCGGTAATCTCGCCGTCTACCAGTTGCCGCTCCAAATTTCGGAGTAGCGTGCGTTCCGCTTCTCGCTCCGGCGTCGAGCCATGCTCCTCAAGAGCGTAGTCGGCATTTACCCGAAGGGATTTGATCTGAGCCAGTGTCTCTGCCGCTTCCTGCTCTTGAGCGGCCGTTTCCCTGTCCGCTTCCTCGCGGGCGGTCCCTGCGCCCTGCCGCGCTTCGGCAATCTGTGCCGCGTTTGTCAGCGTGACCTTGCGGGCCTCTTCTCTTTTCCTGGCAGCTTCCGTCTTCCGTACCGGGCGGCCTTCTCTTCCTGCGGCCCGGCGCTCTTGCTCATACTCCGCAAGCTCTGCTTCATCTGCCCTGTCCTGTTTGTGGAGGTTAATAAGTTTCGTGATCTGCTTCAGGTAGTGAGCGCGGGCTTCATCCTCCCACTCTGCGAATGCTTGGTGGTAGTCAATCACCCGAACTGCTCTTTGAACTGCGTCCGGGTTCCACGCTTTCTGAAGATTCTGGTTGTAACGGTAGTTCAACTTCTTCATCCGGCGATCATGTTCTTTCTTCGTCTCAACCCAAGCATGGCTGTACGCCGGATCTTCCTCAATAAGTTTCGTCAGCACAACGGCCTGCTGGTAATCATTCAGGTCGGAAAACTTGCTTGCCGGTCTTTCTTTCGGTCCTTCGCCCTCGACTTCCCCCGGAGTACCGTACAACTTCTCTGTCATCGCATCGGCTTTGATTTTGAAGCCTTCCGCTTCGATCAGTGACTTCGCGCCGCCGTAGGCCATGAGTCCGCCGATGACCGTGTTGACCAAAAGCGCAGCGACAGGCTTGGAATAGTCCCCGCCATAAGCGCGTAACGCCTTCTCTGAAAGAGTCGCTCCCTCAGCTCCTTTGCCTATCGCTCCTACTCTCTCAAGTTCTGCTTTCGTCCCCTCGCCAAACCGCTCTGCGCCTTGCATCGCGCCCATCGTCATCTGAGCAGAGAAATACGCATGAGTGGCCTCGTTGATCGTCCTTGCCACATGGACTGCGCTCACCGGGAGCTTTGCACCGCGAATAGCCTCAGTCGCCTTCGCAACACTCTCCGAAGCCTTCCCTGTAGCCTCCGCAACTCCTGCCGCGCTGTCTGGAGCTACCTTCGCAAACGTCTCACCGGCACTCTTAGCAGTTGATACGGCTGCCTTCCTTGCGGCGGCTGCTGTAGTCGCCTTCGCCGCTTTGTAGGCACGGCGCCAGCGCCCGGCTATGGACGTTGCCTTGGCTGCGTCTTCCGTTCCCTCTGCCGTGGCTACTTCCGCAAACGGCTCTACTTTGGAGAATGCTCCAGCGCCCTTCGTTGCCAGACCTATCGCCACCATGCTCGGAGTGGTGAGGCCAATCCCCATCTCCGTCAGTCCTTGAAGGAACGCCCCAACGTAGGGGTGTCCGCTTTTTTCCAGAGAATCCGCTGTCTTGGCGACAGAGAACCTGATGTACCTTTCGCCCTTATCAGACAGTAGATATGAATGGTCAGAACTAAACCCTGTCGATTGAAGGAAATCGTAAACCGACTCGTCAATCTCTCCCCCGGCGTGCGCCCTAGCATCTGTTTCGTTGTACCTCTTCGACTTGGAACGAGCGTAGTTTTCCGTATATCCCTTCGCCCACGCATCCGGTCCTCCAGCCGCAACAATCTTAAATGCTTCCGTGTTTAATGTGGAGTTATCCGAGATAGGAGTGTTTCGGTTGGCCTCCAGAATCTCTTCGGCGTGCTTTTTCGCCTGCTGGTAGACTGTACCCCGCTCTTGGCTACTCAGTATCTTCTTCTCGGCCTTGTCAAACGCCACGGAAGACGCCAGATTGAACGCGTTATATGGCGACAAATCTCGGCTAATGGAATAGTCGTACTCGTGCAACCGCTGTTGCGCTTGCTCTTCACTGTAACCTTCCCCGATTGTCGAGTCGTGGATCTGCTTGCGGTAGTCCGGTTGGGTCGCTGTAGATGGAGATGTGCTCGTCTGCAAAGGAGTTTCATGTCCCAAAATCGACATAGCTAACGCATCTGCTTGGCTTGCCTTCTGAGTGGGCACCTTTGCATTTTTACCCTCTTGCTTTGGGGTCTCGTGGCCTAAAACAGACATAGCTAACGCATCTGCTTGGCTTGTTTTCGGACGAGCTTCCGCATTAGGCTTAACGACTTCTTTGTAAAGCTCATCCGCCTGTGCCATCTCTCCTCCGGTTAGTTATCTTCAACGACACCCGCGGTTGTTGGATGGCTTTTGATTATAGCCAACCCTTTTTCATCCAAGTACAATCTCGCTTCTGATCCGTCCGCGCATCTAATGATGTATGCTTTCTTCCCCGGACCTGGATCACCATAACTTTTAATCTCGCTCCCTGCTTCGGTTTTCTTTGCGGGATTAGGCTCTTTTTTTTGGCCCGCCGCCGCTCCCTGGGTCGCCGTTGGAGCCGCTTGGGGTCCACCTGAAGGTGCTGGTACGTCGTACCCGGTCCTCGTGTTCTTCCAACTCACGTCGTCCATCGTACCAATCTCGTTGCCTTTATCATCCTTAGCTCTCCGCTTCCAAGGGTCTCCTCCTGCGGCTTCAATCTGAGATACCCTGGCGCGAGTAATACGAGCATTCTCGTCGTTGTACGCCTGCGTTACACGGTCTGTCCTTGTCTTCGCCTCTGCCGGAGTAATAGGATTGTTGGCTTGATGAGCCGCCTGATCGATCTTGTCAAGCTCTTCGTTAAAATGGGTATCAGCCTTTCCGTATTCGTCGCTGACAGCCTTCTCTAACGTCAGATCAGATTTCGTCCGCATTGGAGTTACACCACCACCTTGCGTTGGAGCAGCATCCATCCTCCCGCGACCGGCGCCCGGCGATCTCGGCACTTGATTGAATCTAGTTCCTCCTGCCTTTGAAGACGATGATGTGCCTTGCTGAGAACCCGCATCCTCTTGACCGTCGTTGAATGTCTCTTTAGGGAGAGCCTTGACGCCTTGGGGCGTAGCAATCGGTTCGGATACCTTCTTCGTAACCGTAGAGCTATTCCCGTTCGCGTCTGTCGTTCTGTAACTGTAGGTTGTCTGCCCCTTCGCTTGAGCTTGAGAACGCGCCCGTCTTGCGTCAATGTATTCGAGTTGTGGCCGCGTCAGTTTATCTCTAGTAGTTCCCCACTCCCTTGCTGCGGCATCGTAATAAAGATTAGACTGCGATTCCGCCCTTCCGGCCTCTTGAAATTCTTTCTTTGCGTCCAGTTGCTCTTCGCTCGTCAGATCGCTCACATCTTTTCCGAGTTCCTGAGCTTTCTTGTCGTAATAGGCTCCTATGGTCCCCGCCTTAGACGCCGGTACTGGCTTGGGGGGATTCATCACCGCGAGGGCGTTGTTGTACTCTTCAAGAGCGTTCTTGAATCCCGCCTTCTTTCCTCCCTCACTTGGAGGCATCTTCTCAAGCTCTGCTTCTCCTCTACCGGCATATTTATCACGGGTCAGAGTTGCAGTATCAATCACCTTCTGGATTTCCTCTCCGCGCTGTGCGGAGTCTAGTTTTATCTTCGCCTCTTGCTGCTCTGGCGCCATCTGGCCGTAGGGAGTAACCTGCGACTTCATTCCGATGATCGCCAGTTCGGGAAGGATGTGCGGGTTCCTCTCAAAGAACTGCTTTAGACCGGCTCCGAATCCTCCCGCCGCCGGCGCTCCGTCCGGTGCCTTCTTGTCCTTCTTCTGACCCTTCGGTTGCTTTGCCGTCTTCTCAGGGATCGCAAACGCTTGCCGCTGTTCTGCCGCTGTGTTCACAGACTGTTGCCACGCCGTATAAGCTGCCTGCGTCTCTGCCTTCGGTGTCTTCCCGTCAGCCTCAAACGCACCCTTCGTCGTCAGCATATTTTCGTAGTTCTTCTTCGCGGCGGAGATCACGGCATCCTGAGCAGCCATCGTCGCCTCAGCCGTCTTATACTTCTTCTCCTCCTTCATCTGGAGGCCGCGGAGCATCCCCTTCATCATCCCGTCCGCGAGCGTGGCTATTCCTCCACCCTTGCTGTAGATCGCGCCGGGGGTTGGCGCGGTCTGCAAGTCGCGCTCGGGCATTTGGACGAGGGGAACCTTCGATTCGTAGGGGGTAACCGATATTTGAGGAGTCTCAAAGCCAGCCATCTAAACCTCCTGCGCTTTCAAGAGGAACCAGCCAAACAGAGGCTCGGCCACCGACCGAGCTACCGACCTCTTCCGAACCTGTTCCGCCACCCGCTCACCGTACCGGGAATACAAGCGGCAGAACAGATTCCCAAATATCGTCTTCGAGTAGACGTTCCGCAACCAGAATTGAACCAGCCGCGTCCTGCGGTCGTTCCATCCGCTCCAAAGCGAAGCAGCAATCCAGCACATCGAGGCCACTTCCATGCCCGTTCCTGCAACGTCAGACCACAACCCCATCTGCTGCGACTTCGCCGCCGCATTTGTATTCTGAATGTTTTGGTACTGGTTGGAAGCCGCGTTCATCCCTTGAGTACCCGCCGATTGAGCCGCCGTTCCTTGGCCCACGTTCTGCCCTCCAAGGCCGGCCAGCGAACCAAAGGACGACGTGTACGATCCCGTCTCAAGCTGCCCCACCTGAGCGCCCTTCGACAAATCAGCCTCTTCAAGAGCAAGGTTTCGTTCTCCTCCTCTCGGACTGCTCTGCATAATGTTTTGCTTGGCTTTGTCCGTGGACTGCGTGATCGCTTGAATCGCCGGGGCATTCGCCCTCGCCAGCGCGTTCGGGTCACCAGAGGCTAGTTTTCCATAGTAGGACTCAGACTGCTCAAGGCCGGGAAGGGCCATATTGAACAACTTTGTACCCTCAGCCGTCTCCGTAGCTCCGGTGGCTGCCATCTGGTTTGCAAGATTGGCTTGGCTTGCTTGCGCTGCTGCGCTCGATTCGGGCTTGCTGCTCACAGGGCATACTCCTGAAAGGAGGGTACAATGCCTGAGAAGACTTTTCTACCAGTTTTTACTATTTAGGACACATTCTTCCGATCTTTCTCTCTGATGATTTCCGCAATGCTCAATATCCATTTCAAGGGCATTGCGTAACAAGCATCTCCCTCGCCTCTATCCCGACATTCTTTGGCAAACCGTTCGACTCGATCGAGAACTACGAGTGGTTTTTCTGAATCTATCATTCCCCTACATCTCTTTCCCATAACCTACCCCCCTCCTATACTGTGGCAAAAACACTTACATTGCCGAGAAAAACACATCGCGTGGTTTCCCCTCTCACAAGGTTTTGAACACCATCCCTCCTCGTGCGGAGCGCCTGTTCCGGGAATCTTCTTCTTAAAGTACGGCTCCCTCTTGGTTCTCAATCCGAAGATTTTCATCTCCGGCATCAGACCTGCCGCTTGGGCCGCATATCGCCTGAGTGCATGGCAGTACCCTGGTAGTGATCTCGTACCGCGAATAAAACACTTCGCACCTACCAGAGCAGAACACTTCGGACACGGCACCTTGAACATCCACTTACCATTTTCACCGGCCGCTTGGCTCATCCCCATCACCCCTCTATCTTGGGCTGTTTTTCCTTCCACTCAAAGAACTTCGGTAGGAAGTCATCATCCTTCAACATCACCACCCGGCCATCCTCAAACCGGCCGTCGATGACGTGGCGATTAGGTATCCGGGCCACTTCCTTAAACCCCAAACGCAGAGCAAAGTTCCGCGCCGCGTAGTTGCTGTACACCTGCTCTCCGAGCAAGACGTTAATCCGCAAAGCCACCATCGCGTAAGCCAGAGCCAGTTTCGCCAAACTCTGAGCCGTCCCCCGCTTCCCCGCTCCGCCAAAGAAGCACATCCCCGGCTGCGCCGCCCTCGCTCCGTCCACTCCATAGGGGTTACTCACCCACGTGAACCCGACAGGAATCAACTTCTCCTCCTCGGCGATTTCACAGCAAACCTGCATTGTCTTCAGGGACTCAAAGTAATGAACAAACTGGCCGAGCGTCTTGTCCTGGCCGCAGAATGTCGTGGCGATGTTGTTCTCTTCCCTCGTCTTGTAATAGAGATGCGGAAGCATCCCATCAAGATAAACGGGAGTGCCGTCCATGAACGGACATACCTGCAAGTTCTTCGTACCGTACCAACTCCAGTGATTTTTTTGATCCATCCCCACCCTCCTCACTCCAAATTTTGGACTCCTACCCGATTACCTGCCCAGTCAACTTCCCCAACTCCGCGACCACCGACTCGTGCGCTCCGTGGAATCCAACGTGCTGACTCACAACCCACTGCTTCACCCGCTCGATGTCGTGGTTAAACTGATGCTTGAACTGCGCTGCATCCATCCCGTATCCCCGCACCGGGCCGTTCCACGTCTTCTCGCCGTTAGTCGTCACCGAATGGACTCGGATGCTGATGTGGCCGCTCGCCTGATCGACCCGCACATCGTCAACAATGATTTGTGTCCCGTCTGCCATCCTACCCCTCCTCAGAAGAACGATCCTGCCGTTGGGCTGCCGACTATAGCTGACCCGCCGCCACCACTCTGCGATACCTGGAACCCTGAAGCATTCACCACCACCACTGCGACAATTTGTGATCCATCGAGGTTCGCGTGTAGGCGGTTCGCCATCGTGTCGCCAGACTGCTGTGGGAGAAGAATAACACTTCCACTCCGCTTCCGTACAGCGTAATAGTGGACGCCGTTCTCCTCAACCCGCCCACCAGAACCAGATAACGTCCCCAGGTCGGCCTGATAGGTGAAGCTCCCACTACCCGCACTCGACACCGTAACTGACCCGTTGAAGCTCGAAGGGGACACTCCGGCAATCGTAATCGCCTGCCCCTCAGTCACCGGAGCCGTCGATGCGACCGTCACCACGTTTCCCACGCACGATATTGAAGATATCGCATACGAGGTAGGAAGAGAAAATAAGTCCGTCCTTCCCTGAAGCATCACCGTGCTTCCATCAACAAATGTGAATGGTCCGGCAGGAATGACGCACTGCACTCCAGTAGCAGGAGAGCCTATGTTTGTCAGGAGGGGAACTATCGCGTTGGCGTTGGGGACAGAACTCATCAGGTCATTCAAGAATGAACTAGTCTGCTCACGCTGCACCGGAGAGTTCAACTGCCGCATCGTCTTCAAAGAGTTCTTACCTGTAGACTCTAACTTCGGAGCCAGTGCGTCTGCCGAATAGGATGCCTCGGCTACACCGTGCGTAATGGCGTCCGTAGAAGAGGTGGGAGCGCCGACGTTCTTCACCTGATACCCGTTGAGGTCAAGGTGGTTATTGAGTTTGGTAGGCCCGTTGTAACCCTGGAGGCTGTTGATCGTATCGACCATCTGGCTCAAGAACTGCTGGTGCTGCGAAGAGAGTTCTGGAAGCACGGGCTTTGCGAGTTGATTTTGTTGTGCCATTTGTTCCCCTCCACCATCTTACGGCATTAACAATGCCGTGCTGTAACTTTTACCGGCACACAAGGGCTTGTACTCATACTTACTCGTCTCCCACAGAATGAAGTCGGAAGTCGATGTCATCACAAAGCGCACGATTCTGAATTGTATTGCCGGCATCCTAACCCGCAAGGCGTTTCTCACCCCTCCAAGTGTTGGAATGGTGAACGTGTAACCCAGAGTCCCATCGTAGTAGACGTTGCAAGTTATATCCGCTGTGGCTGTCGTCTCGCAATAAATCTGTTTTAGAACCTTACTTTCCTCAGTCCCAAGACGCAGATCGTATGAATCGAAGCTGGTGCGTGTTTCGCCCAGTGGCAAGTGTCGAATCTTTGCCTGATACAAAAACACCCTGCTTGCTCCGCTGCCAGTCAAGATCATGCTTACCTTGAAGGCTTGGAACCCTTCCCCGTTGTTGAGCGCAAGATTTACTCTCTGCCTCGAAGTGGTCGTGATGGTCCCCAGAGTCTCCGTGAAAGCTCCATCGTTGAACACAAGTTGGACTGTTACCGGGTTCCCGTTTGTGTTCGCGTCGAGCGTAAACTCTGCATAGTTTTTCTGAATCTGAGGCGAACCAGAATCGCTGTACGGAGTCTGCACCGTGAACGCGATCGGCAACGGAACTACAACTCCCTGCTCGTTGGCCTCATCCGTGCTCGTCAACTGCCTGTCGAGGTGAACAAGACCCTGCGAGTCCCCCCAGACAAGCTGGTTGGTGTCGGACTCCAAGAACATACTCTGAGCATCCAGAGAGTCGTTCCGATACCGTTTGTTCACGCAATCAAGAATGATTCGATACCGATTCCCGTCAAGAGCCTGGTAGCTGAAGAACACCCACCTGTTCCACGTGGAACATTGGACCGTCGAGAAGTAGGCTGGGTCCGCAATCGGAAGAGGAGTCGGGCTGGTGTTCTGCCACACCGCCTCGATGATCTCTGAGATATAGTCTCCAGATCCTCCCGTGAATATCCGCAGTCCGTCCGTTCCGAGATAGTAGACTACACCATCCCTTAAAACCCATGCGTTTTTTCCCACTACGCCGTGATCGGCTTTCGTTGGATATGTAGTAACGGGCTGCCCTGGCTGGCTCCCTGGGCTTCCTGTCCACCACCGCTGCAAAGTGCTCACAAAGACGTTTCCGCTGCTCTGCACAATCGCAGTGATTGGATCTGATGGGACGTTCACCTGCGTGTACGCCGCACTGCTCACCGCTTGGATATTCGACTTCTCCGAAGTGTAGAGGTACGACGGATTGTTCGGGTCACCCGCGTACAGTCCTTGGTCAAAAGCCACCGCAATAATGTTCACCGGCTGGGCGTAGGCCGCCGTAGCCGACACTGACTCCCCGGCCGCATGGTAGTTCTGCACGTAGGCTCTGAACCTCGGACCCGAGATAGAAGTGACTATCACTGTCTCAAAGGTAGCGTCTAAGACGTTCCCTATATTCACCTGCTGGTTCACGGAGATACTCTGCATCGATGCCGGAATAATCACTTGGACTGAGTTTACCGCGCTCCCCGGAGTTCCGATGTCAGCCGTCAAGGTCGTGTTCACCGGGACTGGAAGTGTGGAGGTCACCGGCACATCGTTCGTGAAAGATATTGGGGTCGCCTGCTGAATCTCCAAATCACTCCAGAGGTCTCTGTAATTCTCTATCCCTCCCATAGCGGTCGTGATCGGTATCTGGTCGATTCTAAGATAATTATTCGCCAGTGTCCCTCCCCGGCGATACACCCTCCAGTGCGTTGCCTGGGTATCGCTATTACTGTTCTCCCAACTTAACAGGATCGGTTGACGACGCGGCAATACTCGGTTAGTCAGCGTCGGAGGATCAACATCCGACATAGTCATTGATGGATTTGACTCAGTGTAATCATTGATGTTGAACAGCGTCACCATGTAGTCGTAGCTCACTCCAGCGAGGCTGTCTGGACCTGCTCCACCAAAGAGAATAAGAGAAGCTACCTGGATCAGAATAGGGAATGATGTGGTGGAGATTCCCTCCCCTGTTGTGGTTTCTACCTCATAGCTAGTAACATTCTGCCAGTTCTTTGTAGAGTCGTTGAAATCCGCTCCTCCCGATGCGGAGAAGTCCGATAGCTGCAAAAGGATCGGAGTCCACCCCGGGCTTGTATTTAGACCCGTTACCCCTCCTGCTCCCATCGTGTATAGGCCCAAATTTGACGACAATACCGCGTCTGCTGCGGCCGTAGTGCTGTCCGTGGAGGCATTCAGGGTAGCCTGCAACGGACCCTGGCCGATGGTCCGGTAGAAGTAGGCTCCGTTTGACGTGTAGAACTTCAGGGTTATCGAGTCGATGGCGTTGGGATCGCCCACGTATATCCACAGACCGATGTAATCTGCCTGCTCCAGCGTTTTCGGCCAAGTCGAGATGGAGGTGGAAATCGAGTTGCTGATCGTCGCCGTCGAAGACGCTGATACTGGAGTCGAATCTCCGTACTCTTGTATCAAAGCCCCCGAAGAGTGCGTCTTCGTGAAGTTCGCTGTAAACCCCGTATCCGACGTTGCAATTACAAGAACCGTCTCCTGCTGAGAACCCGTATCAATCACAAGAGACTGGAATAGTCCAATCACTGACGGATCTGTTACAGACACGCTCTGAAGGCCAGTAGCCACCGCCGACGAGGTGTAGATGGAGAGCATCGGGTTATAAAACGGGGCAAGAATGATTACGTCCGGCGCCTGCGCTTGCGCGGCTACCGGGTAATGCGGTTGGAGGATTCCTGCATTCTGCGGAGCGGAGTTGGTCCCGTTATCCTTCTGGACGCCGTTCATGTCGGCGATAAATAAGAGTGGTGCGGACGATACAACCGGCTGAAATTGGGCTGCTGTCCACGGCTGGCCGCTCATGGAATCGGAGAGCTTTGAGTATTCGCCCGGAGCGTCCCCTGAGATGCGATACAGGCCATTCCCCTTGCCGGCGTAACGCCAACTGCTCCCCGTTAGACCCGGCAATCTGCTCAGGCTGTGAACTACCCCGGCCGACCCTCCAAGGGGCTTGACGATCCCTTCAGCCGCGCTGAGGATGGTTGTCCCGAGACGGGTCGCCAACCCATTCTCCTCAATTTCTTCGACGTTGAGAAGTGACAAATATGTCCCTGGAGGGGCGGAGTCCTCGACAGCGTGGGCTATTACTCCTTTGCTGGAGAACAAGAAATTCTGCGAACTGTAGGGAGAATCCGACATGAAATGAGTCTACCCCTGTTCTGGTAGACTTTCATCCGATTTCTAATCTATCCTTTTCACTTCCCCTACATAAAACGAGTTCTGGAAGTATGACTTCCCAGACGATCCACGCTTGTAAAATTCCCACGATCTTCCTTTTCTATCTTGCCAATAAAAGTGTAAACGACCCATACGGTTACGCTTCCACTTCAAAGAATTTCCGGGGAACGCCGCTGAGATAACCGATACGATAAGGCAATTCCCCGGAAACTTCATTGCACCGTCACCTGTCCGCTGGCCGCAGCCTCAACCGGAGGAGGGAACGTCAACGTCGCCTGGGCCTGCTTGATGATCGTGTCGCCCAACCGCTTCAGGTCTCTGTCCCACAGACCGTGCCGCTCGATGATCGCATGAAACTCCTGATAGTCGTGTTTGCGAATCCGGTACGTCTTCCTGCCGGCCGCGTCCACCTTCGGCTCACCATCCTTGTCGAGCGCAACGTCAGCGTGGCAAAGCTCGTGGTCCAGCAAGGCCATCTTCTTCTCTTTGGTGAATCCGGTGGAAGTCCACATCTCGAAGTTCAGCAGAATCACAAAATCCCATGCCACCAATTCCCGCTGAAGGTCCGACGCTTTGATGCACTTCCCCAGCGTCACATGGCCGTCTACGTCAGCCTTCAAGCCCTTCTGGTACGCCAGACAGATCTTCGCGTCCTTGATGTCCGGGTGGTGGGCCTTCCTGATCTCGGCCATCAGTTTGTACGGCTCAAGTTGCGGCTTCGCCTCGTGATCGATCAACTCGAACGGAGGCAGCTTCTTCTTCTTCGTCTTTCCAAATCCTCGTTTACCCATGTCACTCTCCTTACTCCGAATTTTGGACTTACTTTCCACTTTCCCTCAATGAACTCCCGATACTCCCGCGTCCAACGAAACAGCCTGCGGCCTTCCTGATGCCAGAGCCACCACCTCAGAATCCCCGGTCGAAGACGCTTCAAATCAAATTCTCTCCGTACTCTCTTTTGAATTCCTTGTCGCCTCCAAACATGGCTTTGTAATACCCTAACGCTTTTCGCCTCCACCCCATCTGCTCCAGAGACAGTCCGTTCATCACCATCATCGTCTCTTCCTTCAGAGTAATCGTATTCGGATCAATCGGTGCGCCAACGCAGATCGGGTTCTTCCACCACGGAAAGAAGTGTCGCACAAAACCGTACTGCTCGGCTCCCACCCAAACATCATCAAACTTTCCGCTGTCCCCGAATTGAGGATGGGACTCGATAATTACTTCCGCATCGGGACTCAAGCAGGGCATCAGGCTATTCCACACCGTCTCCTGATCATCTCTTGACCACCACGCGAACTCTTGGAAGTGAACGAAGTCAACTTTCATCCCAAGTCCGCTGTGAAATCTATCGGAATTAAAAATCTGATATTGATGAGGGATACAACCTTCCAGTCCGAATGCGTGACGGTTTGTAAATGTCCATTTGATAGGAGGTGGTGTGAGAAGGTTTTGGATAAATCCTCGAACCGTGTTCCACATATAATCCGCCACATTGTGTCGCTGGGCCACTACAACGCAAGTCTTCCCCTCGGACGCCGCCATAAATCCACGCGCCAAAGCAAACGTCGTCATACCCATCTGCCGGCATTTCCTGACGATATTCTTCCTGCCAGCGTGTTTCAGGTAGTCCGCGTAGATCGCTCCCCAATGACCCTCGCCGACTGACACGATTTTACCTTCCGAGGTCATCACCTTCAGCATATCCATCGTCAATCCCATAAACCCCTCCTCAAACCAACCTCACCAACCCCGTCGTCTTGTCGCTCCACCGTACCAGCCTGCCAGCGTCCTCAAGCACCTCTACAGCCCGCCTGCGGGAAGGACTCCACCTCTGAAACCAGTACCACTTTTGGCCGTGGTAGATAACAGGTTCGCCCTGCCATTCAATCAGTGCTTGCGCCTTCTCAAGCGGATCTGCCTTCCCCATTGTAACTCCTCGTGCAATCGTGGTGGGCGCGGAAGGGATCGAACCTTCGACCTTTTCCTTAAGAGGGAATTGCTGCTTCCAACTGAGCTACGCGCCCTGGTTGCGGAGGCTGGACTCGAACCAGCGACCTGTGCGTTATGAGCGCACCGAGATACCACTTCTCCACCCCGCGAATCCAGCATAGCACGGTTACACGCCGTCCATCCCCTGAATGATAGATCTTGGACCGATTGGACGTTGCAGCATCCAGTCCAACGGAAGACTCATAGAGAACTCGAAGACCTCACGAACTTGGTTCATCGCCGCATTCATCTCTTTCACCATCTTCTCAAGACTCTCAATCGTGATCGGCGCCTGCAACACCGCTGACCTCCCGTTCGTCGCCCACACGCCGCTTCCGAGGAGATCATGTTGATTCCATCCCTGCAAAAAACCGCGACGGAAGGTCTGCATATCCCGAAGCAACTGCTTAGACCGAAGGAATTTCTTTGTCTGCTTCATCACCCCTCCTCGTCAGTTTTGAATGTATCGGTTGCCTTCGGCCTCACCATTTTCCAGATGATCGGCGCGTAATTATTTCCGTCGAGCATCGCAAAGAGAATCGGCGTCACTGGCTGTTTTGTCACCGCATAGAGGGCGAACTGCTTGCGCTGCTCTGGGGTTGCGATGATCTTCTCCCCCTCGTATTCCAGCATTGCAACCAAAGCCGCATCCTCGATCACCTTATAGGATTTGCGAAGTGAACTCTCCACGCTGTCGATCCACACCACAAAATCGGCCGGCACGTCCGTTGTCACCGTCGTCAAGTCAAGTCCATCCCTCAGCATCTCCCAAACCGTTACCGGGTTAGTCCCGGTCAACAACCGATGAAGTCTACAGTAGGTCGCCATTTTCACCTTGACCCGCAGAGGCCATGTTCCAGGTCGATTCCACGCCACAACGTATCCCTCTTCGTTCTCGATGTCCTCTGACGCGCAAATCTCGATGCTCTTATCGAAAGCATCAACTAGGCGAAGACGATTCTTGATCGCCAACTCCTCAAGCACCTCGCGGGTCATCTCTTCGCCGGTTCTGTTTCTTACTCCCGACAGAAGAACAAGATCAGCCCAATCGTACTTGACGACTATCTGGTTTTCTGGGTAGATGATCTCTACGATCGGGGTGAACCCGTCCACCCACCTGAAGTTAGGGTGATGCAAGCCGAGAACAGAGGTAGCCCACTTCGCCTGATCGGATGTGAACGATCCACGGGTCGCCACGGCCCACTCGCCCTCGTAGCAATACAGGATTCCGAGACTCCCATCCATCTTCCGTGTGATTGTCGGCACGGTTGCGGGATAGTTCTCAGGCATCGTCTCAGGATGGCGCTGGTCTGAGTAATTCCAGAATTTTACAAACGGACGCGCAATGATCTCGCCGGTCTGCGAATTGAATATCAGGCCGCGGCACTTGTCAGTCACCTCGTTCCATAGCTCCGGGGTGTACTGGGCCTTCTGTGTATAGTTCAAAATCCGCAGAGGAAGTGACGGGTGGACCTGCTCTTTCACCATCCCATCGGTGATCTGCTGCATCAGTCTCTCGCGGTCAACATAATCAAATATCTGCATCAAAACTCCTCACAGGCTCCGCGCACCGGAATCACGCTCAAGCCATTCTCGCGCCACATCCGGATGACAGACGGGCGATCGTCGATTACGAAGGCAATCTTCTCCTTCGGAAGATACTTCAGGATGTCAGCCTTCTGCTCGGCCGTCTTGCCGTCACTGCGGTCGATTCCAAGATAGGTCACCGTGCTTCCTCGTCAAGAAGCTGTGTCCCCAGTGGGGTAGCCGCACAAGCGTCCACAAACACCTTGCGGAGCATGAACTCCATCTTCTCGACAAGAAAGCGGTCTACCCATTCTTCTTCTTGTTTGGATTGTCCGAGAGACGTGTTCCTCTTTACGAAAAACTCTCTCTGGCTGATCTTTACAAGAAGCCACCGATTCTCTCCTGTGAAACTGTCTCGCGTCGTCACAAAGCGGAAGTCTTCGAGTTCGAGTTGTATCTTCATACAGACTCCACCACTTTCTCCCCTTTACTGGTCACCGCGTACCTGAGTTGAAGTAACGCCTCGGCACATTGAGGGGAAATCTCCCCCCGGCCTACCATATTCTCAACCTCCTCTCGGCTGTAGACCGCTCTGTTTATCGGCCAATCGCCATGAAGAAATTCAAACCTAAACCCCTCAGATGATCGCCTTTCTTTTGCTTCCATCCCCTTGATCCATGTTTCGTAAACCCAGTTGCTCATTACCCCTCCTTCGGTCCCGGCTCAATCCGCTCGTACAGCACCGCGTCGTAGTAGTGATGCTCTTGGCTCGTGTCGAAGTTGTTCAGAAATTCCTTCATCGCGGCCGTGCCTTCCTTATCGTCACGAAATGCACAAACTACATCGAGCGGAACGTGATCGCGCTCTATGATCCAGACCCTCATTTTTCACCCCCATATTTTGTGTTGATCCCTCCCGGCCATCCCTTCGGAACGGGGTTCTCCAAACCTCCGTTGTGCTTCCAGTCATCTGCACACCACTTGCATCCGTTCGGATCTCCACAACACCGTGCCGACCTTCCGTAACGATCTGTGAGGATGTGAGGGCCGTTGAACCTTACATCCAGTTCCTCCGACGTTACATAACCCTGCACTGGATAGCACATCCTCTCAGAAACGACCATCGGAGTAATGCCTATTGGATATTCCCCACCGAATAGTTTCGACGCAGCAGCCTCCCAAGGGAACTCTCTGACGTAAGGGCCGATTTGGACCCACTTGTTTTCCGGCCAGTCCTCTTTCGTGGCAGGTCGCATGATGCAGTAATCCGCGCTTGGCGCACCGCTTTGGTCGGGCATCTCTACTGCTCCCGAATAAACAGCCAGAACTCGTTTCCGTGCATCAAACTCACTGGTGTATTTCTCGTTCCCCATTGATCTCTCCTCCGGTGTTACTGCAAATTTTGGACTCGAATCTCAGCGCACATCTTCTTCCATGCCCCATACGGACCCATGTGCATTGAACCGTTGGGGTGCCTCCAGACACTCTGGTTTACAGGCTTCCACCCGGCGGCCAGGAGTTGAATCTTCATCTGCTCTGGAGGTGTCTCTTTGCAGTCATCGATCACATCCAAAAGCATTCGCCTGATTCTCGCGGCCTCTTCCATACCCCTCCCCTTGTCTGGTAATCCCCACCTCAATAGTAACTCAGTTGGAAGCGGTGTCAATCCCCCGAGTCGGTTTATTTCAAACCCCTCCAAGAAACTCCCAAGGCCGCCGTGCTTTTCGGCGGACTTGAAGCCTAGCGCAGCGGTTTTCCTCGCGTATTCCACTACTCTTAGCTTTTGTGGGGTTGCACCCCACACCCTGCTTCACAGCCGTCGCTTCGCTCGGCGGTGGTCGATGGTTTGTTTCTGCATCTTTCTTCTTACTCTTTCTCTGCCTCTGCTTCTTCCTCTCCCTCTCCCTGTGCTGACATTCGCCGACTGTACTGGACAGTCAGCATCGCGTCAGCGGTGTGTACAGGACGTTATGTTTCGCGTCACGCCTGTAACGCTGCGGCCGCTTTTTCCTTGGCCCTCTGGTCGCGCTTGTACGACCTATTAGAAATACGACGGGCTTCCTCGTCTCGTATCTGTCTATATTTCAGATAGTTGACAATTCTCCATCCCCAAGTCCTATTCTCGTCTATGAGAACGATTCTCCGTCCGTCCTCATCTGGAGTCCGGCTGTCTGGGTCCGCTGCGCTCAACTTAGCTATTCCCCTCTCGACTATTTCCAAGGGTACGTTCGTGATCCTTGAGATCGCTCGTGGCGTTTTGTCCACCACACCTTCCTCGTCGGAGAGTACTAGCATGTCCATAAAAACGTGACGCGCCAGATAATCGTCCGAAATCGAGGACTCGAAAATTTGAAAAAACACTTTAGCAAACATGGTGCTGACTGTACTGGACAATACTTCTCACGTCAAGCCGTATTTGCAAAATCTTTTTCCAGGGTGTACTATTCAATCTGCGTCACTCGTTGGTTCGTCATTCCCCTCCTGCACACCGGCCTTCAGAGAAATCTGAGGGCCGACGTGTTTGTGCTATTCTTTTCCGGGGTCGACACAATGATTAGAGCGATACTCACAATTCCAAACGATATTCTCATCACACCATGCAAATCAGTGACCGCGTTCGACAAGAGCCTGGACACGCTGGTGGAAGACCTGTTCGAGACCATGTACTCCGCCGATGGCGTTGGGCTGGCCGCCCCGCAGGTGGGAGTTCTCCTGAACGTCTTCGTGATCGATGTCCGCAAGGGGAAGAAGCCGCACAACCCGCTCTGCTTTATCAACCCCTCGGTCCTCTGCACCACACTGGAGACTCTGACCGAAGTGGAAGGGTGCCTCTCAATCCCTGGAGTCTTCCTTCCCGTGACCCGTCCTGCCCGTGTAGGATTCCGAAGCCGCGGGGTGAGGGGTGAGTACATCCACGGGGATCTGAGGGGAATGGAGGCGAGGTGCTTCCAGCATGAGGCGTCTCATCTTCGAGGCGTCCTCTTCACTTCGGAAGCGGATGGGGCTACTGCATCTCCTGAGCGTTAATGACTTCAAGAATCACTCCCGCCACCTTCACGCCGGCTTCGTAACGATCTCCCCAGGACTTCGCAAGTGCCGGCGCTCGCTGGTCACCATCTTTACTGTAAGCCGTGCTCAACACCCGCGCCTTGATTGTCGGAATGAACGGATCAGGAAGAACAAATCCGTCTGCCAGCCCTATCAGTTGCGCTGACCGCTGTTCGTACACGATCTCAAGCGGAGTCGTATTGCTCTGCACAGGCCACACGCCCACCTGCTGAAGACCGATCTTGTCGCGGTAGTATGCCTGGGGCGGGTTGCCCGTCTCCTGCTGCCAGCGCCAGTCACAGCCATCGAGGTTGCTTTGAGAACTCTCCCGCAGGCCGACGCCGAAGGCCGCCACGCGAACAGGCTTCATGCAGTCCGAAGGCAATGCCGTGAACGGCTGTGTCGGCGGCATTGAGATGGAAGTCGTGACCGCAATCACCAAAGGCACCCGAAGTAGGAAATCATTCAAAGCCTCGCTGACGTAGCCGAGCATCTCCGACTGAGTAAACATCGGGTCTCCCGCCGCGTTCTGGTACGGGAACGTCGCTCCCACCACAATCTCCCCCGGATTGTGAGCGTTGACGAAGGCCGCTACGAAGTCCCCCGCGTCCACCTGGGTTATCGTAACCACTTCCTCGGTTCCCAACCCAAGCCCCACGATGACCTGGGCGCCGACGTACAACGAAGCAACCGAACCCACTGTGACAACAAGGCCCGTGCCGTCTCCGTAGCCGCCGTCTCCGAACCCTCCATCGCCGTAGCCGGCAGGGACCGTGAAGGTCGTGATGGTCGTGTTGACTACAGGCTGAAAAAGAGCGTAGCTCACGTCAGTAAGCAGGTCATTGACGATCAGCGCCCCTACACCTTGAACTGGCATCCTTGCTCCTTATTGAACCGCGATGCAGGTAACGCTGGGAAGAGTGTAGCCTCGTGCGTGATTGATCTCTGCCCCGTTTACTCCGAAAGAAAAATAGGTGCCGTCGATCGGGGTTCCCACGACAGACCATCCCACTACATCCCCGACATAGCTTCCACTCGGCCATCCGGTCGTGGTGCAAATAACTTGGTAGGAACCAGCGATTACCGTACCCCAACTGGTAGCCCCACTCTGCCACGCAGAACCGCCGTTACCGCTATCGACCAGAACCCCAGATGCACCATTCCAAACCGCAACAATACCGTGACTAGCATAAGTGTTTCTGCATGGTGCTCCTGAGTCTCCAGCCCCTCCACTCGCATTCCACTGGACACAGTTCCCGTTTGTGCCGGCCGCTGAAGCTGTGACAACCTCGTTCTCGGTTCCCGTCTTACTTATCCCGATGGTCGTATTCCCGGATGCGGGAGTCACGGTGAGAGGACTTGTGAAGTTCAACGCCGCGGCCTGGGCCACAGGGCTATTGTTGAATTGGACCGTCTGGTAGTAGATCGAACCGATGGAGGTGACACAGTTGATCGGAGTATTCCAGATTGTCCCGTTTGACCCCAAGCACTGACCAATGGTTCCGCCAGATCCTCCTACCGTCAGGCCGGCCAAGGAGAGCGTAGCTCCTCCAGATCCGATTGTCCCAGCGTCCAGAGAGAACGCTCCTGCCCCGGTCCTCGTCAAAGCTGAATCGAACGTCCCAGCCGCCACACCGAACCGAAGGACGGGAACCGTTCCGAACACGAATGGAGCATTGAAGCTGGTGTACGTCAGGTAGGGCTGCGTGACCGTCTGGGAGGCCGTGGGGGCTTTGAGGACCACTGCACCTGCCAGAGTGTCCACGGCCGTCGCATTGGCGTTCCAGGGCACTCCCCAGTTCGTGTAGTGAGGGGGAAGAAGCCACAAATTCAAATTCCCGGTACACGTTACGCCGCCAGAGGTCGTGCAACCCGTTTGGGCCGCCGCGGTGACTGCAAGGAACATGGTGAGGGCGAGAACAATCTTTTTCATAGGGTTCGTCTCCAAACCCTATTTTCACCTCATTCTAAGGGAACGTCTACCGATTTCACCTGCGCGATGCTAAAGTGGCAAAGACCGTATTCAATAAGGCACTCTGGACCGCAATAGCGGCATACTGGTACAGTTGTTTCTTGGGGTGTCATGTCGTCCTCCAGACGATAGGGCTGAGTTCCGCCGGGTGCTTCTACACCCGACACCCCTATTATCACACCAAATCGCGCTTCTGAGTAGCGGTCCTTGCTTTAGCTCCATACGCACTTGTCAGGACTAGAGAATCCAAACGATTCTGCCAGAGAGACAGCGCCTTCATCTGTTGGAGATAGTCGTTCATGGTCTGGGATGCTTCCTCTGCTTCCTGTCCTAATTCTTTTGCACGGAGAGTTACGGCCGCCGCCATGCTGAAAGCATCGACAAATTCAGTCAAGAATGGGACTGGAATACTGGTCGTGTACGGCCGCGCTACCGTGACCGGGCTGACGATGAAATCCATGAGGGCAGTGATCGGGGAACTCAACTGCGGGTAGATTCCGAACTGAGAAACGCCCAGAGGAAACCAGCTTTGCAACTGCGTCCCCGCCGCCGCCTTCTGCCAGGACGGGTTCATGTCGTCCAAAGCCTTCAGTGAAGTCTTCCTCACGGGGAACGGCTGACGCAACCGCAAAGCCGCTATCACCCCCGCCGGTATTCCAATCGTCGCGTTGTTTTGAAGTGAGATATACGTGGTGTTAGCCGGCAGAGTCACCGGGATATTAACTGCCTGAACGGTTCCCGTGATGAGAGCCGCCTCAAACATTGCATCGACCAAAGCAGGAAGGAACTCGTAGGTCAACGACCAAAACACAGGCGCGTTGGGATTTATCTCCTCAACGCGCCCTGCTAGATCTGTTAAAAGATTTGCCAGCGTGATCGCCATGCTTCTCCACCTTAGACGATCTCTGCCGTTGCAATGAAGGTGTCTGCCGCCGTACCGATGATCCAAGCATCATCTGTCCGAACCGTGTTGAACGACATGCTGTTCGTGAACCTGAAGGGAACCGTAGGAGTTGAAGCCGCCGTCTTGTAGAGGATTTGAATGACATTCCCTCCCGGTACGGCTGTCACGGTATTATCAGCGCCAATGACCGCGTTTGCTGCCGTCCCATCCTTCAATTGAACAATGACCTCAGCCGCCGAAATCGACAAAGATATAAGGGCTCCGTTTGTGTGTGCGTGTTGCGGAGCCCCGCCCTGTGACGTGACCTGCATCGTCGTACCACTGAGGATGGTCGTCACCAGTAGCGTGTCCTGAGACGCCAGACCGGGGTCTATGTTGATTCTGTCCCCCGCCTGATAGATCGCCGTATTCGCTACCGTAGCAATCGCGTCTATGCCAGCCGGGGGGATCGGCAAGGCCGCCGTCAAATTGTCGCCAAACAACGGCTGGGCGCTTCCCGTCAATGTTTGAAGTCCGAAGGTTCTGAACATGGTTACTTCCTCTTTCTCGATGGCGTTGGCGCACTAGCCACCGTCATATCCTCGCCTTCCCATGAATACCGCTCACGGGGAAGCCGTGTTGGGTTGCTGGCTGGCTTCAATTCCTCTAGGTTGCCCTGTACGCGCCGTGACATATTGCTGTCTTCGTCTCCACGGCCAAGGCAATACTCGCTCTGGTGACCGCCGCTCATATCCACATCATAGGCGTCATTGAACGGAATGGCGTTTGTGGTTCCCAGGTCCGTCCCCGGCATGGGAAACTGCCTTGACGAGAGGTTGTGCGTCTCGATTGATTGCTGGCCTGTCTTCTTCACTGATTTGTCTCCTTCGGCCTGTGGGCCACTTCCCTATTCTTGGAAACCGCCCGATACCCGATGGCCCCTGTCCCGCTGGCCCATCTCACGCGCCTTGCCGAGCATCCGGTCAAGCTCGCGATTCGTTTCCTGTGGCCGCACCGAAGGAGGGGAGTCCCAATTGGAACGATTGAACTCTCTGGCATGGTTGCTGACTCCAAACTGCTTGCAGAGTAAATCCAAATGGTTCCTGTCTCGAACGTGAATCTTCTGACCGTTGAAGTGGGTTGTGTCGAACTCCCAGAGGTTCTTGCAGTCGCTCAGGAGGGGCTTAACAAAAAAGCAGTCATCACAAAAGAATCCGTGCCTCTCTGCGGAGTACGAGAATGATCCACCCTTCACTTCTTTGTGCCAGCGGCAATCCGGGTTCGCACAGAGAACCCCACGGCGCCGACCGCCCTTCATGTAGTTTTCAACAAATGAATCTTCAACTGCCGCCTTTACTTCTTCCCCAAACGAGGTAAGCGGTCCTGCTTCTACGATCTCTTCTGTTCCGGTCATGGGAACCTCCTGCAATCATTATGGGGAATCTTCAGCGACGGCGCTACCGGATTCTTTTAGCAGTCGTGATTCTGCTGCCAAGTGGATCCCTGGCCGCCGCCCTGGCCGCTTTCCCCTCCATAGCTCCAAGTAACGTCGGTCTGGTCGAGCATATTTGAGGCGTTCTGCATCTGCTCAAGAGTGGTCCTGAACTCTCCCATCTTCTGAGCCGATACCGTGGGATCGTAGTATTTGCTGGTGCGGCCGCCAAAGATCTTCGCGTCGGCAATGGCTCTCCGCACAAGCACGTCCGCCCTGATGAACGATGGAGGCGAGTCGGTGTCAAGAACCATGTCCGGCGGCTGGATGTACGCCTGGAAGGGAAAGACCTGTGCGGAGTACGGGGTGGGCCACATCTCAATTTGAAACTGTCCGTCCGGGGTTGGAGGCATCGTTGCAAAGTAGGTCGTCCATCCGAAAGAGATTCTCCACGTATCCCAATTGTCGAGAGTCTCTTCGTTGCCGTTGACCTCTATCGGCCAGCCCATGTTCTGATTCTTCGCGTTGAGAAGGTACTTGACGTTCGCCCCAAGCGTTGCATAGACCTGGGCCATCTGGTATCCGCCCGTCCGAGTGGGTCCGCCATACGGAGTGTCGATTGTGAGAGTCTGAGCAAGAGCGTTGACATTGTTCACTGTCCGCCACGGTCCCTGAAAGCCGCCACGGAACTGCAATCCGATAAGCGTGTTCGTCCATGCCGTTCCTATTCCCTGAACGATGTTGCTTCCTTGAGTGAGAGTGCAAGTTCCTGAAACCGTGATCCGCGGGACGTTGATGACCCCGCGCACCTTGAGGGCATACCACTGATAACTGTCCACCACTTCGCGTAGAGCGTTGTTGATGAACCTGCCAGCGATCATTGGATCAAGATCTGGATTCCAGAGACACACCTCATTGATGCACTGGCGGAAATTGAGAGATTGAACATACGCCTGCGAACCGTTCGGTCCCACCTGCATCGGAAAGTTTGGGTTCTGCGTAATCACCACAGGCATCGTCTCACTCCAAAATTTGGACTATCGCTTCGCTGTCTTGCGTCCCTTGCCGCCACGCTTCTTGCCGCGCTTGCCCTTCTTCTTCGCAATCCGCTCGGCCTTCTTCAGGAAACCAACACTATGGCTCCTCGCCTCATCTTCAGGCTTTTCGTCTTGTTCACGCATCGCCATTACGACCTCCCAGACTTGCGGCCAAGAGCCTTGCGAACCTTCCCGCGTGAACTCTTCGGTTTGACTTCCTCGCGGTCAGCCAGTGCCTTCTTGACCGTGCCACGAGCCTTCGGTTTGACCACTTCCTGATCTGCCAACGCCCTCTTCACTGTTCCTGCCATGACTACCTTCCTTTCGTGCGGCCCTTCGACCGCTTGCTCTTCTTCTTTTTGTTGGGAAGACGATTGATGTTCTTCGTCTCATGCGCCCAACGCTTTGCGGTTCCCTTCTTCAGTTCCCCGCGCTTCTCAGCCGCAAACATATACCGCTGCTGGGCTTTACTCTTGAAAGGCACTACGACCTCCCGCCCGAGCGCCCCGCCTTCCGCTTCTTCCCGCGCTTCTTGTTCGTCAGACTCATCCCGGCCTTCCGCATGACCTTCTCGGCCTTCTTGCGCTTACTGGCAGGGATTACACGCTCGTTGCGGTGAACGATGGCTGGGCCGGTCTTGCGGACTTTTCCGCCCTTCCGGTAGGCCACTGGTTGAATGCTCGAAGTGAGCGCGGCAGAGCGGTCGGTTTCTTTCTGTCCAGACTTGGACAACGACTTCCCGGCCGCGCCCAACTTTTTAGCGGCACCGCTGTCTTTCCACCTGGAGCTTCCTTCAGAACTGGAAGAATCATCACTGTCTTCGTCAGCCATAACACACTCCCTTCAAACGAAAGGGGCGCACTCTTTCGAGCCGCCCCTCCGGTTAGTTGCCCCGTAGGGCTTAGTACCCAAGCAACAGCAGTTGGAATGCGTAACCCGAAAGATCCGTTCCAGGTTGAACTTCACCCGATGACGAACTCAGCCCAGAAGGCGCTCCGGTTACAAGAACAGCCGCGGTCCCAGAATCCGACGCAGTCGTAAACCCTGCGTTCTTCGTATTGCCAACAAAAATCTTGTTGGTCAAACTAGCAGCATTCACAACCAAGAGATCGCCGTTTACTCCAGCGCCGTTCGTGAGTCCCTGAATGACGGTAATGTAACCCGGCAGGAAGCTTTGAAGATCTGTCAACGTAACAACTCCGGCCGTACCCGCAGAAGATGCTGTTGCCAAAGAGTTCGTGATCGAGGCAGTAATGTCTCCAGAGTTGACAGGAGCATTGCCTGACGTGACCAACAACGATGCCGTACCAACGTCGGCCGCCGTGGTGAATGAAGTGCCTGTCCAGTTTGCCGTGAACTGCGTTGCCGAAGCTGTCGCAATCTGGGCAATGACACCGTTTGCCGTGGCACCGTTCGTCAACCCCTGAATGATGACAAATTGCCCTGGCGTGAACGTGTTTGCGCAGGTCATCGTCAACAGTGACGAGGTGGACAGAGAGTTCGTGATGTTGGCTACCGTTCCAGTCGTCAACAGGTTTCCGGTTCCTGCCTGAATCAACTGGTAGGTTCCGGTTGTATCGGCCGTAGCCGCCGTGATGTTTGGCGTCGGGTAGTTGGCCGTGAACTGCGTTGCACTCGCCGTCGCCACCTGCACAATGAGGCCGTTGAGGGCTCCACCCGCCGTGAACGACTGCAAGTACACAAACTGACCCGCGACAAGGTTGTTGGCGATCGTCACGGTGATGACGTTTGATGTCACACCGATAGTCGTTGACTTTGCCGCTGATACCGGACCAAGACCCAGGGTAATTCCAGGGTTCGGTCCCTCCCCGTAAATCTGAACCTTCTGTGTAGTTGGATTCCAAACTGGCGCCAAACCGCCTTGACTGCCTACGGGAAGCGCAGTCAAGATTCTCCAGAGATCGACGTTAATGAGGTTCGGAGTCGAGTTGGTGTTTGCCGTCTCACCGCCGACCAGAGCATACCCTCCCAAAGGATAATCCGAGGCCGCCGGCTGGAGGGTAACAAACTCTCCAGCCAAGTTGCCAAGGTTCACATCTCCATCGGGATTCTTCGTTACTGTGTAAGCCATGATTCCCTCCGGTTAGATGATGTCCGACAGGACAAGTACGTTCGCCAAGTTGCTCGAAGCCGCTGCAATCTGGATACCCAGAGCGCGATACCCCGGACCAGAAGCAGCCGCCACACCAGCGGACTGATAGGAGCCTGCATTGCCGATGAGCCAGTTGCCAGCCGCCAGAGTTCCGTTCGCGGGGCAGTACGCACCGGGAAGGTATCCAGCCACCTGAACCAGACCGTAGGCACCCTGCAACTGCGCCAGCGTCACTTTCGGAAGAGATGCGTAGTTCGGCATCCAGTAGCCGGCGACACTCGCCTGCAACCCGCCGAAGCCTTCCGACATGATCGGGGAAACGGTGGTGAAGGTGGTGTCCGTCCAGTAGACCGGAGCCGGAGCGTTTGCGGTCTGCCATGCAGCAAGAGTCGCGGCCGAGGTCGCAAGCATCTTCGCCAACACGTAGATTGCTGGCGAACCGGACGGATTGGCCGTTGTGATCGCGTTGATGCCCACGTACCGCTGTCCGAGAACCTGAATCTCTCCGATATTCGCATAGACCGAAATCGGCGAAGACGCCGGGTTGAACATATACGTGAGCACGTTTCCAGTGTCGATCTGGATAAGCTGATTTGACGGATTAAAAAATGCCATTGTCGTGTCCTCTCTTCAGCCCAATTACAGGGCGGAGAATGCCTCTCTGAACATGAGACGCGGTGCGGCAACAACCATGTTGCCACCGAACATATACTGTCCGGCCATGTCATCAGTGCTCTGCGATTCTTTCCAGCCCGTGAATCCAAACTGGTACTTCGGCACGTCGGAGACGTACAGGTAGATGTAGTTGGTGTTCAAACCAAACATCGTGTAGGTGCCGCCCAGAACCGAAAGGTACTGATCGACCACCACCTGCGCTCCGTTCCAGTTGAACGACTTGAACCCAACGTGAACGTCGGAGGTCTCGTCATTGAACCGTTGCTGCGGCTGGAGCTTGATCCAGAACGCATCCCACACCGGCTGTGTGGTCGCCAGCATATCCGGCTTCTCCTGACCGAACCAGGACGCACCGAAGGCCGTCTGGACGGTTGACAGGTTGAAGGCCGAAGGAGCCGCGTAGTAGGAGTTGATGCCCGTGTTGGCTACGCTGGAAATATCCGACCGGGTGATGCCGCCGTAGGTCAGGTAGTTCACACCGTTGTCAACGGCCGCCGAGAATCCGTCCAACTCAAGAGTCGAGTTCAACGTACCCTGGCCGTCACCGAAGACTGAAGTGCCAAGGATCTGAGCCATCGTTCCCGAAGCGTTGACCATCTTCGAGGAAACGTAACTCATGGCCGCTTCCGTCCCGCGGTTGAGAACCTGATCCACACCGTACAGCGTGATGTTAGTGTAGGCGTACTTCAGGTTGAACTGGAGGGCTGTGTCCGTCTGGACTGCCGAGGTGTCAAAGGCTTGGCCGCGCTGGAAGAACCCACCCTTCAGAGGCGCGTACATGATGTTGTGGCGAATGGTCAAGCCGCCGGGAAATGCGAATCTCCGCTTTTTGCGGAGGCGGGTGAATACCGGCGAAGACTTGAACACGTTGTCGGTGATGATGGGGACGATATGATCATTCGTCTTCCCCGTTAAATCGTTCCATGTGAGGGCCATAAGTCCTTTGCTTTCTTCGGTTCAGCTTTTGCCTCGCCGATGCGCCCATTCGGGCCAGAGATGATTGAAAACCGCGGCTTGCGCCGTTGTCGCCCTAGTCTCCCAGGCTTCGCCTATCGGCTTCCTAGTCAACTCACCCCTGCTATCCCTGAAGGCTTCGCATGGGAACCATGCTTCCTATGGAGATGCAGTGCGGGAACTCAAGGTGTCCCGCCTACCTCAATGCCTTAAAACTTGCCGGCGGCTCTCAATTCCGCCGATGCCGTTCTTGCCGCGGCCATCGTCAAAGACTCAACATCGCCCTCAGACGCCGCACTTTCTTCCAACATCTTTTGCAGACTGCCCCTGGCCCCGCCAGTTGGGAATTGACCCTCGCTGCCGCCACCCGGCATACCGCCGCGCTCGGCAATAATCTTTTGCGCCCGCTCTTCCGCCAACCGCTCAATGTCGGCCGCCGTCTTCTTCTCGCGGGCTATCGGCTCAAGAATCTTCTCCATAACCACCATCGCATCGAAACTCTGCTCTTTGGTCATGGTGTTGAAAAGATTGTTTCGAGCCTCAACGTCAAACGTCTTTCCGGTTTCCTTCTCGTATCGCATTGCCGCAAGTGCTGTGCTGGCCGCGAACCCGCCAAGGAAAGGAACTCGATTGGAGTTGAAGTCGGTCTCGAACTCTTTGTACTTTGCGTTGACCGTCTCCTCTACCAGCTTCTTGCCCTCGCTGGCGTACAGGTTCCGGTATTGCTCGGCGTTCAGGCTCATGCCCGAATCCGCCACGATTGCCTTCACGCGCTTGTCCAACTCTGCCGGGTCCATATCGCCTCCAACTGCCGCCTTTCGGGCTTCTTCAAGCTGCTTCTCAAGCTCGGCCTTTTGTCCAGGCCACAACGGTTTCGATTCCTCATCGATCACACCCTCTTCCACTAGGGTCTCCCAGATCGGAACCTTCTCGTCAGCCCACGCCTTCATCCGTGCGTTGTACTCAAGAGCTTCGGAATATTCCTTTTCCTGAGTTTTCAACTTCTGAATGTTACGGTCGTAGTCCGCTTGCCGAAGCCGCCCGTCTTTGAACTCGGGGACTTTCTGCACGATGTTGTCAATGACCTTGCGTTCCTCAGCACTAAGCCGCGCTGCCGCTAAAATCTCTTCCCACGTTTGGACTGCCATCTCGCATCCTTCCTCGCTTCCCTTTCGGGCTTCGCGGGGCTTCGGATAAGACTGCCGTTTCCGACTTCTTACCTGTTATCGTTGCCCTACCCCGGCATCTGCCCCGGAGTCGGTGGCGTCGGTATCTGAGGAGGTCCGCCACCCGGAGGTGGTGCCCCCATACCCGCCGACTGTGGTTGCTTTTGCGCCGACTGTGCCATCCCCACCTTCAAAGTGGCTATGGCCTTCTGGATGAAGGGGCGCATCGCCTCATCCTGAATTCCGCTGAGAATCTTTTCCACGGTCCCCACAGCGGTCTCGATGGGACTCTTCCCCATCTGACCCTGTGCCTGCCCAGCCAGAGCACCAAATGCCGGCCCTGGACCCATCTGGGCTTGTACGTCCGGCGCCATCGGCGGCTGTGTCATTGGAGGCATGAGTTAGAATCCGTTCTCGTTGTTTTGGAGCTTGCCGGTCTTCACGTTGACACTCGTAGCTTTCGGAGTGATCGTGGTCATCTCGCCCTCGTCGATGAATGTACCAACCGGATCGAAGGTTCCCTTGCCCAATTTCGGGGAGGAGGTATGAAGAAAGTGGCCTTGCTCAATCGACTCGGCCATTCCGCTGCTCTTTGCCATGATGATCCCCTTGCGATGGTGTGGAGGGGCGCGGTGAAACGCCCCTCGTTCACTGCTGAAGCCGTAAAACTACTTGCGGCCCTTGGCCTTCCGGCCACCCTTGCGCTTGCCCTTGTGACGAGCCATGGTGTATATCCTTTCCGGGGTTTCCCCCTGGGTTTTTTATTGCAGCCGATTGCTCGGCTGGCGGCCTCCACCGCTGAGGTTCCCCAGGGAAAGATTCTGGGCCTCTCGGACAAAAGAAAAAGCCGCGGACGGGATTTCTCCCACTCGCGGCTGCCGCAATCTCTCCGGTTTCCCGGTAATCGCTACTCTTGCCCTGTCAGAATCATTATCCGTCGCTGAACTTCTGTCAACGACTTTTTGCAGTGCAATGAAAAAAACTACTTGTATGACTTTTTCTGCGTCAGTTGAATGTCCATTATCCCGCCGTTGTCACTTCCTTCAACAACAAGCGTCCACTTCCTCTTAGCCTCGATCGCTGACTGGATCGCCGCCAGAATCTTTGGAATGTCCTGCTCGGCTACCTTCTTGCTCGCCTCTGCCGTGCTCATTTATGGCCGCCCTTCGGTGGTGCGCCAGCTTGTGCCTGAGCCATCGCCGCGGCCTCCATCTTCAATTCCTCATCGTTCTCCTTCTCATCAATGTTCCAGTTGAGAATTTTGAACGTCTGCTTGCGAGATAAGTCGTGGACCTTCCGCATCTGGAAGGCGATCGGGATGCGCTCCTGCTGCTGGATATGAAGCAACGTACCGCGCTCAGTCTTGTAGTGATACCGGCGAACGAACGCCTCAGATTGGATTCCGTCCGGTATAAGCGTCCCTGGCTTGTCGTCCATGTCTTCCCTCGCCAGTCCTGCTGATCCGAGTAACTCCATCCTGCGCTCCGCGTCGTAGAACTGCAAAGCGTCGGCTGCCCACTGCTGACCGATTTCGTCGTTGAACCATTCGACACTTCGGCCCATCACGCGGATCGGCGTGTTCTTCGCCATCTGGATCTTGTCGAGGGAGTCCCCTGAAGGAACCTGCTTCTTCCCAAGGGCATCTCCCACAGCCGATGCGCCGGAACTCTGCTTCATCGACTGGAGGATCTGCGTGTAGATTTGCAGGACGTAGGTCGGAAGCACTGGAGGTGCCTGCCACGTTGGAGGGTGAGGCGCGTTCTGGCTGTAGGTGATCTTCAGGTTCGGTTTGGAACTGTCGATCGCCTTCATCGCCGCCGGATTGATCGCGCTCTTGGCCGCCATCAAAGCCGGACTGATGGCCTTCTTGACCGTCTGGAGCATCCCCGACATCATCTGGTTGAGAATATCCTGCTGGGACATCCACGGCTTTACCACGCTCAATGCGTACTGCTGCCACGGCACTGCGTAGAGTCCAAGGCTGGCGAACGGCTTCTTGCGGTGGAAGTAGGGACTCGGATAGTCGTACAGCGTCACCCTGCCGGCCCTGATGAAAACTCGGCCGCGGGGGTACAGTTTCTTCCCCGGCTCGACCCAGTATCCCCACGCCGCGCCCTTCGGCCCCATCCAAACCCGCTCACGCGATTCGTTGATCGAGTCGTCCTTCCTCCAGAACTCCTGCGTCTCTGCCTGGGGAAACTGGCTCGAATAGGATTGCTTGTCTCCAGCGCCCAGCAACCTCTTCATGCCGGGTGACAGGGGGGGGAACAGTTGAGGCGCTCCCGTTGGACCCTGCACGTCAACCGTGTACCGGCTCTTCTGCTCTTCAGCCCTGACGTACTTCCCCATCGTCGGGTAGGCTCTCTTGATCCATGAGAGTGTCCGCATCCTCCGATAGACTACGCACTCGTCTTCCTGAAGATCGTCGCCCATCCCCAGCCGCAGAATCGAACTCGGCGGCAAAGCCTCCAGACTCAAGTCTCCGTCTGAAGGATCTCCGCTGTCCCCTCTGGCGAACGGGTTCCAATAGAGCTTGGCCGGCGCCGAGGTGAACATCGCCCACATGATGCAGAAAGCCATCCGGCGCTCGTACCCAGACGTTGACACCCAGCCCTTGTTCAAGTTGTTGAGGATCTTCTCGATCTCGGAATACTTCCCGTCGTTGGCAATATCGACGATGTGCGAGACTGGCCGGATGTCTGTGATGAGGCCGATCGTCTCCCAGAACATCGACAGAAACTCGTTGCTGACTGGCTTTGCCCGGTAGGAGGGCATCGCGTCCTTCCACTGCATCCCTACCAGATAGTCGAGAGCGTTTTGAATGTCCCGGAGTTCAGGAACGTCCTGCTGAAGAGCAATACCTTCCTCAACTGCCGCATCGCACCAATCGTTGAGTTGGGTGTAATACTCAAGTCGTGACGTGGTTCGTTTGTCGTCCTCGTCCGGCTTTGGCCTTATCTCCGGGAATTCTTCAATCACTGTGACCCTTTCTTTCTAAAACCAGTTTTCCTTGAGCGCCATCCGCAATTTTTCCTCAATAAACATCTTGAGAGGCATCGGAGGCTCGGAGTTCTTTGCCCTCTCCTTGGCCGGCTCGTACTCGTCTCCGAGGTCAACCACGATACGCCCTGGCGAACGGCTCTCGTATGCCTTGAGGTCTTCCGTGGCCGCCTGCGCTTCCGCCTTGGCCTCGTCCACTTCACACATCTTAGCCCAGACCACGCCAACAAGTTCACTCGAATTTGTAAAATTTTGGCCCAGCTGCTCGAACAGGCGGTTCTTGTCCGTCTCCCCGACAACCATCACATCACCGTCTACCAACTGAAGCAAGACGTTCGCCACCACCGACTCCAGCCCCGTGGCATACCGCCCGTCGAGAGCATCCTTGATCCTCTGAGGAATCTTCAGGGTGATCGTCGTCTGCCCCTCTGGAGACGGAAACTTGGCTGGTCCAACTTTGAAGACTAGCTTCGGGTTGCTGGCATAGAAGTCTGCCGTATCTGTCCATCTGTGATTTGAGTTCTCGGGGCAGATCAACCTTCCCTCTGTTGCGAGAATCTGGACCTGCTTACCTGTTTGTTTTTCGCATAAACTGCAAGCGAATTCTGTCTTCAGTGTCGGCATTATTTCCTCTCTTTCATGCTGCTCTTGCGAATTCTCCGTGTAGTTGTTTGACTGCCTCACAATATACTGCGTGGGATAATCATTTCTTGGGGTGTCATCAGAACCTCCAGTTCTTGTTGGCGATTTTTACCGGGAGTTCACCGCTCCCGACACCCCTATTCTACTCCTAATCTGTGGCATCTTTCTCCTCCTCTAACTCGTGGTTCCTGGGTTCGTGTACGGCTGAAGTTGGACCGTTGGAACTTTCCAACTCGTTCCATTGTTCGGGCAAAACACCGGAGAGTTATGGTACGCAACACACTCCCCGTTCACCCACGCTACGGGAAGAATCGTCCCGCACGATACGCACCTCACTGACTGATAGGCTACTGGCTGCATCTTTCCCCTTCTGTTACTCTTCGATTGGATTGCACTCGATCGTGGGGATCAAGTACGTCCGGTTGTCATTGGGACAGTATCCCGTAATTTCGTGCTTCGCTGTCCATTTTGAGATATCCCCTGAGAAGTCTCTGTTTACCGCAAACATCAAAGCTATTCCGCAATGACGGCAGATCACTCGTTCTGGAAGTCCTACCGGGTTCATTCTCTCCTCCTGTTACTCCAAAATTTGGACTCAGAAAGTCTTTGGGTTGATCTCATACACCGACGCGATAAAATCTTCTTGCCTGCCGACGATGAATAGAGTGTTGTGTTTTTTGTACAGGAAATTCAGCGTAGGAATATCCGCGCTGAAGCGTTCTTGAGGCATCGCCTTCGCCCACATCCGGTTAAAATCCCCAAGAGTTACAAAGCAGATCTTCATCTGGTTTTCCATTGTTCCCCTCCCTATCTTCTTATCCAAAACTCTTCGTAGAGCAGTATCCCGATCATGACACCGCCCACGATAACAACTACCATCCATCCACCATTTTCCATCTCTTCCCCTCGGTTACTGGTAAAGCCAACTGTTCTGGTCGTCCGACTCCATATCTTCCTGCTCGGCCTCGTACTGCGCCATCGACTCCGCTGTGATCTCTTCTGGTGCTACCCCATCCTCGTGCATCCTGGCCGCCGTCCCCGTTCCATCAAATACCGGGCTGTAGTCCGTTAACTGATAATCTGACGGAACCCGCCTCTTCCCCACCCCCTTCAAGTTCACCAC